CTTTTCTGCAACCGGGGCGGCAGCAGCAGCTTTTTTCTGTTTCTTCTCAATCTCAGCAGCTTCACGCAGCGTAAAGGCAATGCGCCGGGCAATGTCCACCCGGTCTTCCGTATCAATTTTGCTGTTTATATTAATGCTGGCAGCTTCACCATCAGGGATATTGCACAGCTTATGGTGACGCAGCAGCGCTTCCAATGGTTTCCAATCGTCTTTCAGCTTGATTTTGGTGCGGATAACTTCGCGCACGACTTCTTCACCGTCTTCCACGTACTTCTGTGGCGGCAATTCTGTCACCTCAAACTGCCCAACCACCTGCAATTCATCATGCGTTGCCTTGGTAACGTCAATCCACGCTTCACCACTGGCTTCATCCCGGTGCATAAAGTTGCCTATGTTAGCCATGGCCATCCGGTTCAGCTTAGATATCAATTCATCATGGGTTGCCTCATAGCGTTCAAGCACTGGTTTTTGCAGTGTCGCCATAAATTGTTGAACATTAACATTTGCTAACAAACGGCTGGCCGCAGCACTCGCCCCCTTCTCACTGTACCCAGCGCGTATGACGGCCCTTGTGCCATTGAAGGGCAGGTCTTCCGGTAACAGGGTTTTGTAAGCATTGGTGACGTGAGGCGCAACATACTGGCGTGCAAAGCCTTCCTGCTTCTCAGTCAATCCTGATACGTTGCTTTTAGCGTTGGTCATTTTTCCCTCACAGGCGTGAATTGCTTACAATGCTTGCATTTAACACGCTTCTTCTCTGATAGGCGCTTCATACGGTCTTCATAATCTTCAAGGTTCATCATCCAGCGGCTTTCCTTACGTGCTAATTCAACAAGCACTGCCATGGGGTTGAATATCTTGTCGCAATTTTTACAGGTAACTTGGCTGGCCTCAGCGTCTATAACATAAGAATGATACAGGCACCCTTTGTAGGAAGGCACCAGCGTCAACATCTTTTCGCCTTTTTCTTTGTGCTTAAAGCGAATAGGTATCTTTTCAATATTGTCTTTATCGTCAGGCATTAGCCCACCTTTTCATCAATGATATGGATAGGGCCGTGCTGTGCCATGTTGGCAGCCTTGCGTTGCAGCTTTATCAATTCATCAAGCTTGGCCCGTGTATTCCAGTCAGGGTCAAGCTTTGGGTTGTTATGCTCATATATTTCAAGCGCAGCCTTTTGCAGCAGCGGTGAATTAAACGCAGTAAGGCGTGCAGGGTCATTGGTGGCCATACCAACAACTTCACCCAGCAGCGTCATAATCTGCGCGTGCTGTGCTGTCATGTTTTTTAATTGCTCTTGCGAATGATTAAGCTTTGCCAGCGCATCATTGCGCTTCATCAGCGCGTTGTTCATAGCGTCTTTGGCGCGGTCATTCGCAAATTCTTCTGGGTGCCACTTCTTTATTCCATCTTCCGGCATGGGTATTCTCCTGTGTTTTGGGTGTTAATTCTTTCTTCTGCCTTGTAAATAGGGCCGTAAGCTTAATATCAGTGATTGCTGATATGTTCTTGTAAATATGCGTTAAATCGCGGCCCTGCTTTTCCATGGTCAGTCTCCTATAAACTTTTTGGTTGTACAATTTTCTTGGCGCACATCTTGAACCACGCGGCCAGTATAGTTTTCCTGCACCAGCTTGAATAACCCTTCAAACTTTGTTGGTGCATCCATAATGCCGTCATACGTTTCCTGCGCAATGCTGGTGAAATAAAGCAGCAGTGAATTGCCAAGACGGATAAACAGGTCACCGTGTTCAGCGTTATATCCCACGCTGGCTATGGTGGCGTCTTCCACGTTCACAAACGTGGCTTTATCTGCAATCTCTGTAATATCAATCATTGGCTTCCTTATGGTTTAAATACCCGGTGCGGTCAGCAGCAGGCACAATGGTTTTACGGCATTCAAGCTTTGCCGCTTCCTTCTTTGCGTCCTTTATCTTTTGTTGGCGCAGGTGCGGACTTCTTAGGCTTGCTGCCTGCGGATTTCTTTTTGGTGGCGTTGGCATCGGCTTTCTCCTTTTCAAGCACAACCTTATCATAACTTTTGTGATTAACCCATATCTGGCCGTCAGGCATGTCCGGGTGAATATAAAACTTCATACCAAACATCACTTTGGGCTGCAATGCCACGCTGGATATCATTGTTTCATACGGCGTCATGCCAGTTTTGCGGTCAGGAATTTGGATAATTGGGTTTTTAATCTTATCCACAGCCATGCCAACAGCCATGATTATATCCTTATGCGCGTTGAAAGGGTTATTTGCCCCCACAGCCTTGCTGACGGCTATATCCATGATACGGTCAAGCAACCCCATCATTTGTTGGTTATCGCGTATCAGGCGGCTGTATTCTTCCACCGTGACAGGTATGGTTCTTACTTCTTCTGGTTCTTGTGACATTTTCTTCTTTTCCTTGTTTTGTTGGGTTTCTTCTCAGTGGTCAAACACCACCTTTTACATTTGCATAAATATGCTCTTTGGCGCCTGCCTTTGAATATTCTGCCCAAGTGCTTGGCGCATTTGATTGCTTGGCTTTCCGTGTCGTACTGCACCTTTCCGCAATCATCACAGTGATTGTCACAGGGCATTAGCGCCTACCTTTCTACGCCCGGCCAGACAATCCCATGTGAGATTCTAGGATATAACCTAAAACCATATACACATCATCCAGCGCAGGGCCGTGGTCTTCATTTTCGTTTGGTGGCAAAGGAATATTGCATGTGCCGGGGAAGGGGCCAGTAATAACCAGCATGGGCCTTCCTTCAGTGTGCGTTGTGCCCTTAAGCGTCCACCCATGGCCTTCCAGCCGTTCAATCATTTCTGAGCGTGTACAGCGTGCCGGGTACCATATTTCTTCCGGGTCAAGCAGCTTTGTTTTGGGCAGCGTTGTCATTTCATATTCCCCTGTGTAAAAAACCCGGCCACACGGTTAAATGCAGCCGGGCCATAGATACACAGTAACACAGTGGTACTAAGCTTGGACGCCCTCATAATGGGGCACCACCTGTGCTTGGTAATAGCGCGTTGGGCTACCAGCCGCTGCCATACCGTCACACAGTTCTTTTGGTGCGTCTGGGTAAGTGAACGAGTCACCATTTACCAGCGCAACAACAAGGCCGCCTTCATCATGCGACCATGCAGCAACGTCAAGGGGATTGCCCAAGGCGTTATCCGCAACTTGTCCACCGTCAGCTTCCGTGGTGTCTGGTGATGTTTCTGCGGGAGTATCCACAGTGTTATCACCGCTATTATCCACAGCATCAGGGGCTTCCGGGGCTTCTGGCGCATCGTTTTCATCCAATGCAGGGCCGCCATTATGACCCACGCCAGCACTGCCTTCTGCCATATCAGCATGACTGCCAGTATGGAAATCAGCCGTTTCAGCACCGTCAGCAACACCCAACGGGTCTTCATCGGTAATTTTACCACCAACAGCTTCACCAGCCGTCATGGGGTGGGGATTACCGCTATCATCAGCGATTGCAGCAGGCGCTTCACCAACAGGTGTTGGCTGGCCTTCCCGCACTTCCGGGGAAGATTCAACCGTGTCCGCATTTTCAGGTGTAGGCGGTTCAATATCAATTCGCTTTGAAAGATAGTCTTGGCCCTTAATATGCGCGTGGTAATACTTCCCTACGCTATCAGCGGCCAATAATTCGTCATAGGTAGCCTTGGTGACGCCCAAATACTCCCAAATCGAGCCATCTTTAAAATTGATATAAAGGCCTTCATTGGCAGGGTTGTATCCTACGTGGGCAATATTGCTGCTTTCAACGGCAACCATGTCCGCAGGGCTTGAAGTTTCCGCTTGCGCTTCGTCTTCTGGTACTTTTGCTTGTGCTTCCATAATTTTAGTCTTTCTGTGTTTAGTGTTTAAAAAAGCTGGGGCAGGTTTTACGCCACCCCAGCGCGGCTTTAGGCCTATCAGTTTGTGCATACGCGCTGCACGCTTCTGAATTCTTATGGCGTTATCAGCCCACCACCGGGGACTATTAGCGCTTTATTCTTCTTTGGCTTTCCAAAAATAACCTTGGTCATGTTGAAAACCATTATGCTGCTTTGGTCTTCTAAGCCAATTTCATATACCCAGCAATCACCGGGGCCGCTTGGGCGGTGTTCCCCAACATGCTTGACTGGTGGGCCGCCTTCAATAATAGGCTGGCCCCTGCGGTAAACTGTTTTGCCACCGTCACAGTGGACTTCTTCAATGTGCTGAATGAATGCTGGGTCTGCCATGTTACACCTTCGCCAAATTCACGGCGCAATTGCGGCCACGGCTATCCTCAACATCAAATGACACGTTGTCACCTTCTGCAATTGGGTGCGCACCACTGTCCTTGACGGCTGTGATATGCACGAAAGCATCTTCTGTGCCATCATCGGGCACGATAAATCCGTATCCCTTGTCCTCGTTGAACCATTTTACTTTGCCTGTAGCCATAATTATCATCCTCTAATTTATTAATTTTATTTTTTTATTCATGCGCGTGTTTGTATCAACTCACTAAACCATTTTGTGTATCCCCACAAAATGGTTAGGCGAAGTGACTTTTAATGGTCAGCTACGCACCAGTCATTGGCGAGAATATCGCCCATGCTGGCTGTCCAGACTCCTGTGTGAACCTTATCCAAATCACCCTCTGGCGGAACAAGGCACGCATCAATGTGCGCCGCGTACTGGACTTCCGTGCCCTCATTGTATAATCCCAACAATGGTGGGCGGTTGACTTGAAATTGGCTACCCATCACAAGATAAACGTAATTCACATTTTTCCAATGCGCACGTCTTACGCGCTTTCCTGATTGCAGCGCTTCAAGCGCACCGCCAAATGTCATGGCAGTTTCAGGCAGATAAGCCTTTTCAAATACATCTTTGGGTGACCACGACTGGTAACCACCTTCATATTCCACCAAGTAACCTTCATCAGCGCCGTTTTCATCAGCAGGCATTGTCCAGCCCTTATGCTCATTGTAGGCTGCGCGGGTTATTGGCTGCGCATCAATGCGCTTTGTTCCGTAAAAAGATTTCATGTTCATAGTCTCCCTTGGTTAAATTAAAGCAGGCTTGGCTGCATGCCGATTGCGGACATATACAAGTCCAATAATTCTGCGTCTTCTCTGCGCTTCTCAGAATCCGTTCCCCGCAGCTTGACAATTTTACGGGTTGTTTTGGCATCATAGCCAACGCCTTTTAATTCAGCGTAAATCTCTTTGATATCCTCAGCCAGCGCTGCCTTTTCTTCTTCAAGGCGTTCCACACGCTCAATGAATGACAGCAAACGCTTGCCTGCCACACCGCCAAGATCAACAACAGCGGCGTTTGTATCCTCGGCAGCTTTCTTATCAGCTGTGGCTTTATCTTTTTTGGCTTGAATTTTTGCGCGTTCTTGGTCTGCTTTTCCGCGCTTAGGGGCTGAATTTACTTTCATTATATTATGCGCCCTATCCCCACGACTCATATCATGATTCAAAGTAAATTCAGCCAACTTGTCTGCTGATTCCTTATTGTCTGCATAGGTTTCTTCTGCCAAACTATCTGGCAACCCCGCCGCCCTTGTTATTGATAAATAATTAGCCAAGGCAACAGCTTCTATTGGCGTACTGATTGTATTTTTTTCTGCGGTCTGGGTCATAATTATTTTCCTATTTCAATATTTGCGTCAAGGTTATGAAGGGCGTGCAACACCTCTTTAATCTGTGTTTTATTAATACTGCGGCCAGAGAATTCATGCACCAACGCAATAATAGCACGCTCATTGAAGAAGCTGTAAAGCTTGCGTATTGATTTTGATATTTCGTCAATATTATCAGCCAGCGCTTGAATACTATCAACACTCACTTCAACTTTTTCTGGCTCGCTCATCATCTGCCCGACTCCCATGAAATTACGTCATATTCACCAGTAAAAACCTTCCACGTCACGCGGAAACGGTACCCGATACCGCGCCAGAATTTATTGGTATCTGATGCAGGCGGGGCAAAATTAAGGCGCTCCACTGAAAGTATAGTGCGGCTTTGTGTTATATGATTTTTAAGGAATGCGGCGCTGTATAAGCGGGGGAGTCTGATTTCTTTTTTAAAAATGTTCATGGTCATGTTCTGCGTTCCTATTCAAATTCCGATTCGTTTGTTTGTCTATGAAACCACGCGTAATCAGTTTTTGTCCAGAGTAAGTAAAATAATTTCCATTTTCATCCACCAGTTTATCACCCGGACTTATCAAATCATCTTCTGGTAAAATTGTAATGCAGCGCTTTCTGTTCAGGCGTTTGGCAATCCAGCCGCGCTCAACCAAGGCATTAAGCAGCCGCGCCACACAACCCAATGACGTATAATTAGCCAGCACCATCAGTTCCCTGTAGGACGGAGACACACCGTGTTTTTCAACATATAACTCAATGATATTAAATAGCGCTCTTTGACGTTTGGTTAATCCGTGTCTCATGGCTTTTTCTCCTTATGGCCTATGTATGTGAAATTTGACGCAGCGCTGCACTTTGGGCAGGATTGATTACGCAATAAGTCGGCAAATTTCCCAAGCTCCATGGGCATGGATAGCTTTTTACACCATTCATGCCCACAGACATGGCAGCCCAGATTCAATGGCGATTTATCCGGGCCATTGATAGATACATCAACCACAGCCTTGCTTCCAATGCGGAAGTTTGCCGAAGTGTTCAAGCTGTTCATTGGTCAGGCTGTTCCAATTGCCTTTGCAGTGACGGCCAGCTTGATTACGCTGCCAGCCTGAAAGCGCGTTTATCAGGCGGTTGCGCGTATCAAACTTGGCGTACATTTCAGAGTGCTTAGCCCTGTCTTCTGCCTGCGCTTTGCGGCGCATCAGCCAGCTTGCTAAATTTTCACCTGCGGTTCTGGCCCGTGCCGCGGCTGACTTAAGCCGACTGCGCAGATTCTTTTTCTCTATTCTATTGGACTTCATGGCGTTCCTTTCTTTTTTGCATGATTTCAGTGTGTAAACGGTTCATTTGCCCGGCCTGCGCCCAATTACATTTGGCAGGTGGGCCGCCCACGCCGTTCTTCTGGCGTATTTTCCGCAGGTCTTCCCCGTTATACTTGCCGGGGTGCAGATACGGCACTGTGGCAGTGTAAGAGCGCTGGCGCACGCGGCGCAGGGCAAGGTTGGACTTACGGATAGGGTCTTTTAAATTTAGCTTGTAACTCACGATTATTTCCTTTCAAAGATTTCTAGTTCAAATTCCTTAATGTTGCCAACCAGCGTGACTGGCGCCACATCAATATCACCACCGCTGCCAAATACATGGTGCTGCGTGGACGATTTCAGAGCAGAGAAGCGCACGGTATAGGTGCATCCCCGCCAATAACACGGCGCCCGGACAACCATGCCGATATGCCCAAAGGCTTTCATGCGCACCAAATCACCCGCTTCAAACGGGGCCGCGTCCCTGTGCGCCTGCGTCTTGGCATCACGGGCCGCCTCATGCCGTACGGCAAAGGTGACGGGGATTGAAACTATGCCAATCACTATGACCAGCGGGGTTAAAAAGCACTTCCAACTGAATGATGTTGAATATGGGTGTAACATTATAATCTGCCTTTCTGCATTTCTAAAAATTGCTGTTCTTTCTTACAAATCCGGCAGATTGATATGCCACCGCATTTCATTTTATTGCCATTTGGCTTTTCCACCACATGGCCATGCCCCTTGCGCTTCAAAGAATCCACTGCGCGTTCATAGGCACTGGCAGTTGGTTTAATCGGCTCAGGCTTAGTGGCTGCACCGAGTCGGTAACGATATTGGCCATTGCCGTCCTTAATAAATTCTTTCACCACGGTATGCCCACCATAATCTGCCCGGCGCAAAGTGCGCAGTCCAGCAGATACGGAAGCTTCTGGTGCCCCTGTGTCCCTTGAGAGCGTTTGAAGCGTATGCCACTGCCCGTCCCTGAATGTGTCCCAGATTTTCAAAAGCTGGCCTGTCAGGCGCTTGTGGTCGCGTCCATGGTCATAGTCTCCACCATAGAACGGTGCCCCTTGTTTTATTTTCTGTGTCATGCCTTACCTCCTAATATTTTGGCTTTAGCTACCGATTTTTCAAATTTTTCATCCAAAACGTCCATGTGTGTCTTACCGCAAAGCACCTCTAGCCCTGCTATCAAAGCGGTCTGGTGTGTATTCACAAAGCGCATAACCTCTTTTACTTTATTATCACCCATGCCTGCGCACGGCCAAGATTTCAAAGCTTCCAACGCCGCTGTGTTGGTATTATTGCTGGCGTCAGCAATATAGCCCCGGTGCTTCATATAATTCACGCCTTCACTGATAATTTGGTAAAGAACATCCTTGTTTATCAGTTCACGGCCTTTTGAAATATCAGCCACAATCTCCTGTTTTATTATTTCAACATCTTTGGTCATTATGAAATTCCCTTCATGTGCCGGGCAATCAAATCTTCAAGCCCCTTTTTCGCGCCCTGTGGTAGCTGGTTTTTTGCTGCCGGGTAAACCATGTAAAATTCATTGGCCGCCTTTTTGGCGGCGATTTCCAACACTTCTTCTTTTGTCAATTCTTCATCAGGCATCGGTGTTCTCCTTAAAGCTTAATATTTTTAATATCTTTGATTATTGCGCGGCAGTCCTTGCACGTCACTTTCCCCACGCCTTCATCATAATCATGGCCGTCCTCATTGGTTAAATCGCTTCCACCAAAGCCATACACTTGGCCGTTACATAGGGCGCGGTTATCATCAATGCTGTGTACATGGTGCCAGCCGTTATTATCTTCTTTCTCGCCGTCTTCTGTCTTCTAAAAACGTACTATGTGTGAATATTGCACTGGCATCAGCAAGCCCCCCAGCGGAAGCCAATTTCAGCAAGAAACACCATCACAATAATCCCGATAAAAGCCAGAATAGCGGCAATAATCGCGCAGGCGGTAATAAAATCTTTGATTTTCTTAATCATTAGAACCCCCCAGCGGTATTGGGTACGCATACCCCAGCGTTTCAACGGTAAATGTTTTCAGCCCGGATTTTGTGCGGACGTGCATGACGCTGTTCTGCACCAATTCCAGCGCTTCGCTGATACGGTTTTCAGCGATTTCCTCAGTGTCATGCTGTTCATCAAGGTCAATGTGGTGGCTGCCCTCATTAGAAACAAACGTGATACCCCACTGGCCTTGGTAATTTTCCAGCGCATCATCCTTGTCCTCAATAATCACATCAGGCTTGCGTTCTTTTACTTTTTGGTCAGACATTTTTTATCTTCCTTCCGCTTATCAATTTTCTTCACGCCCAATTTCAGGGCCTTCACCATGGCTTCCAATTCTTCCGTATGGAATTCCTTGCGCCTGCGGTCAACTTCCGTGGTGTAAGCGCTTAATATCATACGCAGTTCAGCCATTTTAACAGCATGATAATCATACGAGGACGGGCGGTAAATTTTACCGTATGACCCCATTATCTGGCCGTCTTTTTTGCGGAACATTTCATGCGCTATGCGCCAGCGCGTTGGGGTTTCCCCTATGATACGTGCAATCTGTATGCTGTCATATCTGGTGCTAGTTCTTACTTCATCACCGATTTTCAGCCCGGCCAGCCACGCTTCATATTCTTCTTTGTTTTCGCATCCGTTGTGTCTCATATCAGCCCCTTTTCCAGCGCAAGCCACTCAGGCATTGACACTTCACAAACGCTGCCCTTACCAGTTTCTTCAACTTCAATTTTACTTTTGGGCAGCTATAGCCATATTTCACGGTAATTGCCGTCACGGTCTTCTTCCGTATCGCCGTTCCAAAATGCCGTGGCCAAGCCGCTGGCGCTATCCTTGCGCTTTTCCAGCGCGATATCAATTATATCTGATTGTCCTGTAGCCATTGGTTTTTCTTCCTCTTTTGGTCGTTTTTGTTTCAATAATTCCCATGCCGCCGCCAGCGTATCCACCAATTGCTTGCCCATACCGTGTTTGTACACCTGTATCAAATCTGTCTTGATATCGCGTGGCAAAAAGGCAAAGCATGACGGACAGAAAGCGTGCTTAAATTTGATTGTTTCTGTGCAATTCGGCGCGGTGCAGTTTTTAGTTTTAGGCATAGAATATCGCCCCTAATGTGATTGCTATAATCAGTGCAACCCCCGCCCAGAATTTTACATCAATCCAAAACAATCTGCGGTGGTGTTCCACCAGTGCGTCAGAAAGTATAGCTGAGGTTTTATATTTTTGATTTTTCATGGTGTTCGCCTTTCGTTGCAATTTCAAGATACAAAGTTGTGCAACCCCTGTCAACAATTAAAATAGTTTTTGCTGGGATAAAAATTTGGGGCGTTCAAGTTGGTCACAATATTCACAGTGGCCTTGGGTTTCGCGTGGCATCCAAACAACGAAGATACAATCAAAATGGTTCCTGCCATCCCCGGTAAAGTCAATCCTCCACGAAAATGGGCGCACCCGGACAGGCTTAAAATCACGGAAAAGGGGGATTCGTGATATCGCGTTCCAGTAATTTGCTTTCAAAATCATGCCAATGTATTCATACCCAAGCCTGTGGGCCTGTTCAATGAACGGCGCAGCCAGCGGCTTTTTGTCATTATCGCTAAACGGCGGGTTGGTTATCAAACACCGCGCAGTCTTTTTGAAATTGGGGTCAAGGAAGTTGGTATCACCAAGGCCATACCCACGGTACACAAGATCAGTGGCCCGGACAATTTTGCCATGGCCTAAAATCACCTCAGCCATATCGCCTTCACCGCACGCAGGTTCATCCACGCGCTCAAATTGGCGCAGCCATTTTTCTTCCGCAATCATGGCGGCTTCTGTGGCGTCCCACGGCGTTGGGTAAAGCGCATCTTCTCGGTAATCCCCGCATTTATCCGGCGTGGTTAAGGTAAAAATGCTACTCATAAGACGCCCTTCCATGTGTTGCCTTGTTTGATGTGGCGTATAGTTGATTCCCCGACAGAAAAGACACGCGCCACATGCGCTATCGTTGAATTTTCAAGCATAGATTTAATGGTTTTAACTTGTTCATGTGATAAAACCGAACGAGGAGGAACCAAGGCACCATTTTTTCTTACCAGCCTTGGTGGCCTGTGTTTCCGTCCTTTTTGAATGCAATCATCTATATTCTGTTTTTGGCTGCCTACAAAAATATGCGCGGGATTCACACATGAAGGATTATCACAAATGTGACAGCAGTTAAGATCATCAGGAACAATGACCCCACTAATTTTCAATGCAATCCTATGAGTATATTCATTCTTTTTGCTTTTCGGATACCGAGCACGACCATACCCCCTTTCATTCTTTGCCCCTGACCAAATCCAACAAGACTTCGGCCCACCAGATGTATCCACCCTTGACCAAAAATGAATTACAAATTCTTCAAATGTCCTAGCAAGTGACCCCATATTTTTTTAATATATCCTTAAATTGATTAACAGCATCGCTTGTATCTTTTGCTTCAAGTAACTCATAACCAAAACCAAGACCCAATATAATTTCACGAAACTCTTTTTGTTTATCTGTTAATTTACCCTTGCCACACTTCAACTCAATATACAAACACTTTCCACCATTAAGAAGAATACATATATCAGCAACACCAGCCATAACCCCCATAGATTTGAATATTGAACCTTCCATTGGCGTGCGATACCCCCCATTAGCCGGATGATAACAGAAAAATTGTCTGTTCTTCTGATATCTCATCAACCCACGCGCGAAATTAAATATCGCAATTTGCAAAAGCTGTTCAGGCCTCTTCATTTTTTTCTTACGTTTCGGGGTGGCGTAAAAACTCTTTTTTCCGGTCATGTTTGCTTCTCTACTATTATAATATAAGTATTTAAATAAGGTTGTAGTAGTTATAGTACGCGGGATAACTCGCCATTAAATAGGCCGCGCACCGCAGTCAGTAAGCGATTGCTCCCTGTTAATAAGTGCCAATATTCTGTGTATATTCTTCTGATAAGTGGGTCACTTATACACAGCCAAGTTATCCACATAAACGCACACAGGTTTATAAACATCTTACTCACAAGCTTATACACCCAGCTTTGCCAAGAGCTTTTCCACCCTATCAAAATATTCCTTACTGGCCCCCCGCCTCCCATTATATTGGTGGGATAAATGCGTGATATTAAATTTGTATTTTTCAGCAAATTGCGTCAATGTCATGCCCTGCTTCTTCAAAGCAGCAAATCTTTTCTTCCACGACCTCATGGCAAATTTACGCGCTTCAACAACCCGTATCTCTTTAATCTTAGCTTCTACGCTCATGGTTTTCCCTTTGGTTATTGGGTCACCTTATAATAGTTGTGCGTTAGATGTCAATTTTTTATTGACATGTTGTACGCAATTTTATATCTTGAAGATGCAATGAAAGGAACACCCTATGAACACCGCAGTACCCTTCTATGATTTCGCCCCCGAATCGGACGAGCAAAACAGCTTGCCAGTCATAAAAGACCTGCGCTTTCAGATAGAATCCCTTCAAACTCAAATTGACGAACTCACAGAACAGGTTGTGATTGTCACAATGAAACAAGGAACCGTAAAATGCCGTTAGTATTATCAGACATTAATATAGCGAAAATGACCAATGAACAGCTAATGGTCATGGTCATTCAGACATACGCCAACAGCGACAATTGGGAACGCTATGAAAGAGATTACGGCGTAGGCCGCCCAGTGCAGCGCACAGCATGGGGCATCCGTGACCAAGGCTGGTATGCCCGTGAAGCTGTGAAAATACTGTGTAAGCGCGGGGTGAAGATATGATTGCCCTGCCAATGATAGCTAATGATAATCACCCACAAATTGAAAAAGTCATACAGGCAACGGCGTGGGTTTTTAATGAGCTTAACCAGCTTGACAACAGTGAAGCGATAGAAGCGCTGGAATATATCGCCAAGCTTAATGAAAAAGCAATCCAGCAATTTAAAGAGAAAAAAGGACTATAATTATGAACATGAACTCAGTGGCCGTTGTGGAACCAACACCCGGCAAAGACCTTATTATCCCAATGGCAAATTACCCGGTGCAAACCGTATTCCAAAAGGGCGGCGCACAGCCGTTGCTGGAAGAAATACGCGCCAAGCTGGATAAATTCAAGCTGGACGTTGAAGATGAAGAAAGCCGTTTAGAGGGCCGGGCGCTGTATCAACTGGTGGCGACCACCAAGGTTGAACTGGACGACATGGGCAAGGCCATTGTGGCTGACGTTAAAAGCAAAATTGCCATTGTTGATGGAGAGCGCAAAAGTATCCGTGACACGCTGGACATATGGCGTGATGAAATCAAGGTGCCCCTGCATAAGTATGACCAGCGCGAGAAGAACCGTGTGGCGAATCTTAACGCTTGGCTGGAAGAATTGAAGGGACTGGCTGTTGTAACCATTGGCACCACGTCCGCTGAAATGGAAACCCGCATGGCCCGTGCAAATGAAATGCTGGAATTGGAATGGAACGACTATGAAGAAACGGCAAATGAAGCCCACCAGCATGCCGTAACTGAATTGGCCAGACATATTGAAGCAGCTAAGGCCGCAGAAGCCCAGAAAGCTGAAATAGAGCAGTTACAGGCACAAGCAGCAGAGCGTGACCAGAAGGACGCCCGGAAGAAAGCTGCGGACGATGCAGCGCAGGCAGAGCGTAACGCTGGCGCCAAGCGTATCGCGGACGCAGAAGCAGCCACAAAGTTTGCTGAAAACCAAGCCCAGAAGAAGGCTGACGATGCAGCGCAGGCAGAGCGTGACAAGATTGCCAAGGAAAAGGCTGCCACAGAAGCTGCGGACGCTGCGCGGGAGCAGGACAAAAACCACCGGGCGAAAATTCACCGTGAAGCATTAGGTGATTTAATGACCGCTGGCGTGGACGAAACAATGGGTAAAGCGTTACTGCAAGCCATTGTCCACGGTAAGGTCAACCACATCAAAATCACATATTAAATATGGAAGACCGGGTTAAATGCTGTGTGGGCGGCTGCCATTATACAATAGGGAAAATACGGCTGCCCACTAAACATGATGAATGGATATGCCAGAAACACTGGTCAATGATACCGCGCCAGAAGCGTGCCGTTTATCACCGTATTAAACGGAAAAACAAATGCCCAGCAGCCAGATATGAATATTGCATAGGCGCCTGCCGGGTTGTTGCGCAAACGCGGCCCTTCCCAGATGGCACAAAAATGCCGGGCTTCAAAGAGTTAGAACGTGGCGGGATTATTGGCGCCGTTGATATTGTTGGCTGCGTGAACGACAGCAAAAGCCCATGGTTTTTTGGTGACTATGGCTTCCAGCTTGAGAACGCAACAGCCTTTGACAAGAAGGTGTGCAAGGGTGCGCTGGGATTCTTCACGCCGGACTTCACCACCAAATACGGTGAGAAGAAGAAAAAAGAGCCTATAAAAGATTTATTTAGTTGACACCCAGCGCACAACTTCTTATAAAGAGGGTGCAACGAAAGGAACACGAACATGAAAATGAACAAATGGCCATGGGCAATGCCACAGCCCGGTATCTATTTTGATATGCCCTTCCCTGAATACCTTGGTATTAAATGCCTGTCTAACAGCGGGGTGAAGGATTTACTTATCCACCATTCAAATTTTTGGGCCAATAGCTGGCTTAATCCACGCTTGAAGAAACGGGACACCACTGCCTTCCGTGACGGGCGGGTGTATCACCACAGAATATTGGAGGGCAAGGAGTCATTCTATGAAACCTATGCAGAAGAATATTGTGACGACCTCGCAGATAAAAACGTAATCAGAACCAGCACCGAATTGAAAGCCAAGCTGCGTGAACTTGGCGAAAAGGTGACCTTCACCAATAAAGGGCAGGGCATTGAACGCTTGATGAAGGCGTACCCACCAGCAAAAGTGCTGGAAGTTTTGAAAGAGAAGCACCGCCGCGCCAATCCGGGCAGGGAATTGCTGCCGTCAGAATTGATATGGGACGTTGAAATGGGCGCCCGTGCCATTGAAAGCAATGAATACCTGCGGTCATGGCTGGTGGGCGGTTATCCAGAAGTCAGCATTGTCTGGTATGAAGAAGAATTGGGCCTGTGGTTCAAGTGCCGTTTTGATTATCTCAAAATTGGGGCCTGCGCAGATTTAAAAACAATTGCCAATGAGCGCGGCAGAGACTTCACCAAGGCCATTGACCATGAAATAGCCAGCCGCAAGTACATCATCCAGCCTTCCCTGTACCTACGGGGCGCTGTGGCGGCACAGGAGCATATCAAGAACGGGCGCATATATGGCGCTGACAAGATACCAACCAAATGGCTTGAAGCTTTTATTGCCCAGCCTGTGGAGGAATTCAGGTTTATATTCCAGCAGAAGGGCCAAGCGATTGTCACAGATGGCAGAATATACAGCCGCAAAAATACTGAATTAATGGCGCAGGGCAAGGCCCGGCTGGATAAAGCAGCAGACCGCTTCCTGTCCGCGTACCAACATTTTGGCGGTGATATCCCATGGGTTGGCATGTCTAAACCCAGCCATATTGATTACCAAAGCCTGCCAAGCTTTGTAAATGATTTATAGGAGTAAATAAAATGCAAGTTAAAACAATACGTTATTCAAGACTTATCAGCACCAGACAGTACGAAAATGAAAGCTATGAAATGGTGGCTGATATCTCATTCAACGAAGACCCAGAAGCAGAAATGCTGGCATTGAAGGGCATGGTGGACAACGCCATCCAGCGCAATGAAGATAATTTCAGCGCCTCAATTTCTAATGCACCTGTGGACTTCACGCCTGCGAAGAATGAACCGCTGGACTATGGTGAGCCTGCGGAAGAACGCGTGCCCGTAAAAGAATTGGAGCATGAAGAAGATTTTGACGAATTCACCATGACAGCGCTGGGTAAGGACGCCATGGAAAATGAAGAAGTTATTGAAGATGAACCAGAAGGCACCGCAGAAATATTGGTGGACGTGATAAAAGAAGCGCTGGCCCCTATATTGGAAGAAGACGAAGGCCCACCGCCAAAGCTGGAAGATATTGTGGCGCAGCACGGGCTGGTCAAAGCATCAGACGTGGTGGCCCCAACAGAAGACGAGATTGAAGCCAAGCTGGCAGCCGCTGAAACGCGCCAGCGTGCGAGAGAGCAGCAAAGTGATTGCCCAACCTGCAATGGTGCAGGGACGGTAGAAGACCCAGATTCGGACGACCCATTGGACACAATGATATGCCCGGACTGTTAAAATGAAAGGAAGACCAATGCGTAATTTTATCTTATTATCAGCCATACTTTTGGTATCTGCCTGCACAGCCGTGCAGCCGGAGGAAAAGAAAGCACTGTATGAAATCAATGGCATGGAGCCGCACCAGACCCACGAACGTCTGGGATACTGCGACAAAGCGCCAGCGAAGAAAAACGGACAAGACACAATCTGGTATGCCCGTGATAAAAACGGTAATTGCGTGGCCCACGCCGCGTAATTATCCCTGCAACAAAACACAAGGAGGATTCAGCATGGCTGGTTCAGTGAATAAAGTAATATTGGTGGGCAATCTGGGTAATGACCCGGACGTGCGCACCATGCAGTCAGGTGACAAGGTTGTAAATCTTAGCTTGGCGACCAGCGAAAGCTGGAAGGACAAGACCACAGGCGAGAAAAAAGAAAACACGCAGTGGCACCGGGTGGTGGTTTTCAATCAGGGCATTGTTAAAGTCTGTGAAAATTACCTGAAAAAAGGTTCCAAAATCTACATTGAAGGGCAGCTTGAAACCCGGTCATGGGAGCAGGACGGCGTGAAGAAATACACCACAGAAGTGGTGCTGCGCCCGTACCGTGGTGAATTGACCATGCTTTCCAGCCAAGGTGGTGGCGGTGAACGCCCACCGCAGAATGATGGTGGCTATAATCAGGACAGCGGCGCTGGGTCATACAATCAGGATTCAGCGGCACCAGCAAGTCAGGCGCCCGTTGAAGAACTGGAAGACGAAATCCCGTTTTAAAGAATAGACGTTCTGAACGTCTTAGCGCTGAAAGCCATGCCGTTCAGGCATCCTTTCGTTGCAAGCGCGGAAAAGCCCCGTTTTTTGCGGGGCTTTTTTTCCTTCGGTACTGGTATATTGCGGTCAGTGCGCCTGCGCTTTGGCCCCGGCGTGTTGGGCGGTTCAAATGGTCTTGTGCTAGGCATTAATTAACTTCCTTCTGGACTTCGCGCACGCGCTTTAATTTGCTGTAACAATCAGCATGGGCAAAGGTGGCGCATTTAAGATACGTGGCCGTTTGTCTTTTGGTGACAGGCGAATCAGGAACGGCGCACGCTTCGCGGCACACCAGCAAATTTTCATCTACTTCCGTTTTGTGTATTGCTATTTTAGCGGTTCCGCAGGCCGTCAAAGACAGACTGAATGACGCCATGAGCAGGAGTGTCAGCACCTTCTTCATTGTTTCCCTCTATTCCGTGTTCTATATCGTTTTCTTCCACAGCACGGCGTGTGCTGTCTTCCATTTCACGGCCCAGCGCACCACGGTTGGCTTCCCCGCTTTCACGTTCAGCTATCAAGGCGGCACTGGCAAACTTTTCAGCCGCCTTATCGTACCCACGATCATATGCCCACCAATAAAACAGGCCAATAACTACCAGAACACCGATTCCAGCCATGGCGCGTTTGCCCCATTTGCTGAATATCACGCCCTTAACTACAGATAATGCTGGTAAAGCTATCATGCTACGCCTCATTCCTTGAAAATTCGCCTATAGCGGCCAGTTGAAGAGGACGGACATTGCCGGGCTGTGAATATCTCCATGGACACCTACGGATAGCCACAAGGCGTTCCTTGCCCATTCTGCGTATGTTTACTGCATCACCCTGATTGCCGCCCAAGATATGATATGCGTTTTGGTCTTCGCCAACATACAATCCCACATGGCCACCGCCTTTGCGTTTAAACACCATCACATCACCGAGCATGGGCTTTTGCTTACCAACACCCCACTTAGCCCAATTAAGGGCACCCAGCGCTTCCTGTGTGAAAGGAAAGCCTGCACGCTTGGCGCAGACAGCAATGAATAAACCGCACCATGGGACGCTATCGGCTTTGTACCATGAGCCAATCCAGCCACCGACTTCCTTGGCCCATTCAAGTATCAATGGGTTGTTTGCTTCGCCGGGCAATTCCACCGTGCCATAAAAGGCCAGCGCTTCATTCAGAATGCGTGGGCCGGATTCATCATCAAGCCAGCGATAGCTACTCGGTAGGTTTATTTTCCTTTTCGGCATTGATTTTCTCCTGTTTATTGACTTTGGCTGCAAAGAGGTACGCCCCAATGCCCGTGCCAGATATTGTTGTAATGTATCCCAAAAATGCAATGACCATCCCCGTTTCAAGTTTAAACGCTACTGTGCAAAAGAGTATCACAAATCCCCAAACAACAAAATAGAGAGCAGCGCACACCATCATACGGCGGCGATTATACAGCGGGTCTTCATCTTTTTGTTTAAATCCCAACATATCAATCCTTCTTTTTTCCGTTGCGAATATCGCGTATATCCGTTTTTAAATCCTGAAAGCCGCTATCTATCCTATCAAGCAGTTGCTTAAAATCATCCTTGTCCGGGTGTTGTTGCAGCACATGCTGTTTATGGTCACTCAGCCGCAGGTTGACATCATCAACCTTACCGTGTAGCCCAGCGATTTTTTTTGATATGACTTTTCTATGCCCCATTTCATTTCGCATGGCAAATCCTATCGCTCCCAGAATTATGGTTGTGAGTGTAGATATTGCGTACCAGAGACCTTTTGAAGCGAACGCTTCGTTTACTTGTTGCACCATTTGTTCTTCCATCTTGCAGTCCTTTTTCTTTTTCAATTATAGTTATGGCGCATGAATATGCACAGCCCTTAATATCCGGCCTTCCGCATCATTTGAATATCCATTAATTGTAAGCCCCTTCCACGATGCCGGGCCTCTTGATGTATAGACATGGGCTGGATTAGTCGCGTTAGTATCATACGGAGCCGAAAGCCAAAGGCTATTTGACCCGTCAGATGCATATCCCACGCAATGGGGCAATATTTCGCCCTGCTGCGAATTAAACCCAATATTTGTTGTAGTCTGCGACCATGTAAGGCCATCAGAAGAAGTCCAAATATCTTCACTTTGGTCAAAAAGATAAAATTTAGAATCGTCTGCGTTCCAAAGAACAGGCTGTAAATCTTCCGTGCCGCCAGACACAGTGCGTTCCGTCCATGTCCCTGTGCCATCAGGAGAGGTTTGAACATTGCCGCTGGAATCGCTGATAACAAATAAGCTATTACCAAAAGTAATGCTTAGGAAAAACTCTATTGATGAATTGCCCGGTGTGCGCTGCGTCCATGTTGTCCCATCCGTTGAAGTATAAATTGTGCCGCTTTCGCCGCAAGCAACCCATGTTGTCCCGTCACTGACAATATCACTGAAATCTTCCGTAATCGCAGGGCTGATTGTTCTGTCAGTCCATGTAGCGCCATCCGTTGACGTGGCCACCAAACCATTATTACCCACTGCTATCCATGCTGGCGCCATGCTGGCATCATAATGCACAGCATTAAAATCCAATGTGGTGGCCACACTGCGATCAGTCCATGTATCGCCATCATCATCAGATGAGGCCATATAACCATCTACGCCAGCAACCACCCAACGGCTTGAACTCGCAGTTACATCAAACAGGGCTTTGCTGGTGTCAGAAACAGACGCCCCTGTAATTGTTTCCTTTGTCCACGTTACGCCCTTAGCGTTCCCGCGCTGAATATGCAGCCCAAGAGTGCCCACCCGAATTTCAGCCGGGCCTATCAAGATAAATTCTGACGCGTCACTATCCCAGACCAAATCACCATATTCAGCTTCCGTAGATTCAACATACGGGATATCCAATGTGCGCTGCGTCCATGTCACACCATCATCCGTAGAAGTCCAGACAGCGTTAATATTTCCAGTTGTGTCGCCTGCGTATACCCATGTTTTATCCGTAGCATCGTCATAATATTCAATGCTAACGCCTTCTGAAATGCCCGTAGGCGTGGTGACGGCTGACCATGATAAGCCAGAAGACGAAGTAAAGACGCTTCCATCACGCGCCACAGCCATAAAAATGTCGTTAGCAAATTTTAAATCAACAAAATCAGGCGAACCAGAAACGCTTGTCTCACTCCAACTTGTGCCGACAGAAGAGGTTGCCACAAACCCGCCGTAACCAACGGCTACAGTCCGGTTAAAAGTGCCGCCATAATCAACAGCCACTATGCTTTCATCAAAAGATATTAAAGATGATCCTGTATATTCCGTCCATGTGGTGCCATCCGTTGATCTAAAACATTTTAAGCTTACGTCTGCTTCGCCCACAGCCATGAAATAAGTGCCCGTCCATACAATATCCGCCATGGTTCTGACGGCTCCAGAAGATAAAGCTGCTTCAAGAGTCCACGTATCACCGCCGTCACCAGATCTGAAAAGCTCACCGTTAAAATTACCCATAAACCAAGCACCATTTACATACTTAATAAAGGCTGGCGTATAATATCCGGGGTGGGCCGCATCTGTCCAAGTTGTGCCGCCGTCCGTTGTTTTAAAAATCAAGCCTCCACTGGTGACCATCATAAACGTGCCGCTATCATCACAACCGCCGCGCAGAGTATAAGACCCGACAGTAACTTCTAGGCCCGTTGGCTCCCCGGGAAGATTGCTTTTATCCAGCCATTCCGCGCCATCAATAGAATATAAGATACGGCCATAGTTTCCCACAGCCATCATCTTACCTTCAAAAGCCCCGCGCTGACGCGCCATTGATTTACCTAAAAGCATTATGCATATCCTAAGCTGAAATCACCTTCCCATGTTGTCCCACCATCAACGGTAGATAACACAACACGGTCAACTGAATTGGCGGCTGCGGTTGGCGCGTATGCGTCCCCGCCTGCCCATTTAACGGACGCAGGCCAACCCGCAATGGTGCGGCTTCCTGTGGCGTCCTGTACAAATCTGATAACAATTTCACCATACTTACCTGTGGCTGGTGGATTGCTTAATGTAATAGCCGTGATATTTTCGTCCAAATCAACTTCAAAGGATTGACTGGTCACATGATTAAATGTAATGGCCCCGGTGGAAATTGCAGGCGTGCTATGCGTGATTGCATAATCTTTAATTTCCGGGCGGGTTAATTGTTGGTCAGCCATTATCAAGGCACCAGACATGGTACCGCCTGCCAATGGGACAGCGCCCAGCGTAACAAGCTGCGCGGCTGCATTAGCATCATCTAATAATGCCCGGCCAGCGGAAGTCAGGGTGGCCACAGCGTAAGTATTACTGGCCGTGGTGTAAATCATACGGTCAGCCAGCGTGGTTAAGCCTACAATGGAAGCCAAGGCAGCGCTTTGCGCCTGCACATTAGTGCCGATAGCAAGGCCCAAAGCTGTGCGTGCAGCGGTAGCTGTGCTGCCACCTGTACCACCATTTGCAATTGGCGCAACACCAGACAATTGGCTGGCCGCCAAAACTGTCAGGGTGTTATTATTTCCATCAATCGTCTTATTCGTCAGGGTGGCCACGTTAGACGTAAGCGCAATGGTACCGTTATTATTCGGAAGGTTAATATTCCGGGTACCAGAAGACGTTGATATCAGGGTGGTCACATTTCCAGCAGAATCAAGCACGATTCTATCTGTATTTGTGCTTAATCCGGCGAAAGTCTGCGCGGCTGTCCATGTTTGAATTGCGCTGGTCAGCGCCGTATTCGCGCTGAAAGCCTGCACGTTTGAGCCAATAGCAAGACCAAGCGTTGTGCGCTGGGCACTTGCGCTGGCATCATCAATTAATGCCCGGCCAGCAGCGGTCAGGGTGGCCACGGCATACGTGTCAGAAGCCGTTGTATAAATCATTCTATCAGCCAGCGTGGTCAGCCCGGCGATTGAAGCCAAGCCAGCGTCTTGTGCCTGCACGTTGGTGCCGATAACAAGACCAAGGTTGGTGCGTGCCGTCCCGGCATTATCTAAATCTGAAAGGTTGTTCACGTCAATCAACGCGCCTGCGCCTGCGGTACCAGCGGCAGCAATAATATCCCATGAGCCTGTCCAGCTTCCACCCACGCCCGGTTCAGTGGACGCGCCAGAAGTGTGTGCGCTTGTACAAACGTATGAAGCGCCACCACGGCTTACACCGTCAGCCACTGCGTATGTCACAGGGCTATTCCATGCAGAACGCCAATTGATACCAGCGCCGGGTGAACCTTGCGGCCCCGTGGAACCCGCTGGCCCTGTGGCACCATCAGCACCATCTTCACCGCCCACAGCCAAAATTTCCCATTCACCCGTCCATCCAGCGCCAGTCACCGGGCGGGTGGCTGGGTCAGACGTATGGGCAGAAACGCAAATATAGGTACCACCAGCTTCATAAACCGTATCATTGACTGCGTATGCTGTGGTGTTAGCCCAGCCACCGCGCCAATTTATTCCTGCATCACCAGTGTCACCCTTGGCGCCGCCTGCGCCTGTATTCCCTGTAATTCCTTGGACGCCTTGCGGCCCTTGCGAACCACCAGCACCTGTCAGACCCGTTGGGCCTTGCGCCCCCGTGTTACCATCATCGCCTTTTGCGCCAGCAGACCCTGTTGACCCGGTTGGCCCGGCTGCGCCTGTTGCCCCGGTTGCACCCGCTGGCCCCGTTGCTCCCACGGTGCCTGCGCCCGGCGTAATAGTGAATGTAATTTCAGACGTATCAAAAACAATTGGATTGTCTGTTGTCGCAACGCGGTAAAAATTTTCTCCATTGGCAGTCCCTTCAAGGACGAATACCAACGTACCCTTGGTCACGTCACGGTTATTATTAAAATCTAATGTACGAGTCCAGCCAGAAGCATTCACCTGATAAATGCCGTTTTGTTTATCGTCAGTCTGGCTCTTAACCAACACCCTATCACCTACAAAAAGCATAATATCATCAATGGTCGGCACCGCTGACAGCGCAATATTTGCTGTGGTGGCGACACGAACAGGCGCCTTAATGGCAACCCCTTGTGATAATCCGGTAAATCTATCAACTCCACTCATGGCTTTGCTCCAAATATTTAAAGATTTTTAAGCATGTTCAGGTGGGCGGGTGTTCAGGTGGGCAGCTTCACTATATCAGGTTTTATGGTTTTGTTTAATCGTCACCAAAAACTTTATTCTTCACTGTGTACGGACTATACCCCAACATAAGATATCCACCACCCACTTTTTCTTCACTATTGGGGGCGTTTATAAGCTGGTTAAGGCCATAAACTTCCATGTAAAGCGTGCGCAGCGGTATGCCTGTGGCCATGCTGGTACCTTCCAGCAAATCATCAAGGTTACTGCCTGCTTCCATCACATCATCAAACAGCACACCGTCTTCTGCAAAGTCTTTTGCAAATCTTAAAAGCGGTTCATAAAAATCAGCCGGGTGACGGATACTGCTTTCAAAGAAATCACCAGATATGGCAGTGGATACGGCAGCTTCCATCAAATTACCCAGAACAAAGAAGCCATTAAGCGTACCCAGTAGTGACGCCTGCGCTTGGCCTTCATCATCCCAAGTAAATCCATTGCTTGCCAGCATGAACATGTTGGGGATAAGCAGGTGGAAAATAAAGAATTGCTTGGCAAATTCGCGTTTGCTCAGGCGTCCCTTGGAAAAATTGACAATGGCTGAATATTCCGCACGCGCCAGCGCATTGGGTGAAGACATAAACTGCGTCAACAACCGGGCCAGCACGTTATTGCTGCGCTGTAATTCACTCATTTGGTCAGGGTCTGTGGATTGTTGCGTATTGGCGGCATGACGTTCCCATGACTTCATAGCCTTGGCGTGCGCTTCTTTTTCGCTCATGCCCTTGGCAATAAAACCTTTTTTGGCTGCGTAATAATGCGCATAACCGCCAACAAAAATGGCGCCCTTATCCCCAATGGTAATGGGCATCATAAGGATTCTGGCCACGTCCGGGCGCTTACCAAGGAAGTTCAATTTTGATTTATCATTCACAACATCAACCAAATCACGGTCAAGATTGATACCACGTTGCTGCCAGAATTTTGACGGCTTCATAACTTCCATGGCCGCTTTAGGATTCTTGGCCAGAACAGCCAGACCTTCCATGAAGTCAGCAGATTTAACGCCACTCATAAACGCCGGAAAGGACGTAAGCTGCTTCAATCCAATCTGTGGCTTGGCTGCCAGTTGTGCAAATCCAAAGTTTCTGACCAGCGCACGCAGGGACTCGCCACCAATTATGCCCATATCACGGCCCTTCTTGGTGAAGTAATCAATATCCCGGTTAATCTGTTTCAGGGCGTTTTCACCAGCCTTGTCATGGATAAGGCGCTGCACATCCTTATCTTTGAACACGCGTTCCATATGGCGCACCTTCTCAGCATAAGCTATGAAATATTCCATTTCCTGAATGTGAGACATAAGCACTTCAAAATCACCCATTTGGCGCAGCGGTAATACGTTGGGCGTTCTGGACTTGAATGAGGAAGGCGCAACACCACCCTGATACAAAATGCCTTGCAGGAATGGATCAATTTCACCTGTGGCAATCTCCCGGCGAATCGGGCTGTAAAATTCCACCTTGGGCAAATCAATACCGTAGATTTTGCGGTACTTGTCATTTATGCGCTGGTAATATTCATTGTAAAATTCAAGCTGTGCCTTGGCTATCTGGATATCTTCTTCACTCAATTCATTGGTGATTGCACTGAAAATTTCTTCCGTGTAGGCATTGCCCTGCTCATGTTCCAGCGCTTCCGCTATATTCGGGTCTTGGTATTCCATCCAGCGCTTCCGCAGTTCAGCGCGGCTCATTGTGACTTCCCGGCGCACGCCATCAGAATGGGTAAACACCCCAAGGTGTATTTTATCAGCGCTATCTTTTAAGAATTTACGCACCAGCTTGCGCTGGGAAAGTCCAGTGATTTTGCCAATGCTTGTGCCAATCTTATTGACCATGGCCATTTTGCCTTCTTCATAAATCCGCGTTTCCTCAAATACGGAAGCATCATTTTGTAAGAAGTCCTTTACCCGGTCATTATCTTTGCTGTCCATGATGAATTCCAGCCGGGTGCGCAGCACGCCAGACCATGAATTGAACCCATTGGCAGCGCCACGTTTAAGCGCACGCGATACGCGCCGGAAGTATTGGCCTTCATCCAGCGGCTTTACGTCACCTATCAATTCAATAAATTCTTCTTTTGATTTATCCGCAGCGTGCTTTTTCTTGAGGCCCCGCAGTTCAGCTTCTTTTTTACCAGACGTAATCACGTCATTGATATCCAGCGCAAGCTGCATAACGTCCTGCACGGACACGGCGTTCAAGTCAGCTTTTAGTGATAATATGACATTTTCCATGCGCTCTTGTTCATCAGGCACATGGTCAATATCCCCGGTGCGCTTGCCTAATTCCTCAGCAGCTTGGTCTTTTGTGAATTTATTTATGCGCTTTAATTCTTCCAGAATTTGGTGCGTTTCAGGTGACAGCGTGCCCACCACTTTACCGGATTGCTTTTTAAGCTTACGTTTCAACACCTTATTGATACCAACCACAAGCTGGCGGCGTTGCTGCTTTTCTGCCAGAGCGTTAATGCGTGACGCAATTTTGGGCATTTGCTTCTGCGCCTGCGCGGTGGTCTGGATATTTTTAACCGTCTTCAAAAACTTTGCTTTGTCCGCAGCCAGTAATCCGCTGGTATCCAGCGCTTTAATCACGGCTGTCTGTGCTGCCTTGGCGTCAGTCAGGGCCAGCTTCTGTGCTTTTCTCAATGATTGCTGTGTGGCGCGTAGAGATTTTTTATTAATCTTAATGCCCAGCTTGCGTAAGGTACCTGCTTTTGTGGATACCTGCTTGGCGCTGGATATCTTTTTAGGCTCAAATGCTGCACGCGCACCTGTGCCTTCTGATAAAATGCGTTTAAAGGGCACTGTGGCGGCGTTGTCCAATGTATGGAACATTCCTTCCAATTCACCGATAACCTCCACCACGGCGCTACGTGCTGGCTGTGCGGCCTGTTTTGGCGCAGGTGCAGCTTCTTGTACGGGTGCTTTTAATTCACGCTGTATTCTATCCCAAACTTTTTCTTGTATTTTCTGGGAAGTCTTATTGCGTGTTTCAGCTATAGGGAAGTTTGGAAATTTAGCCCGCGCTTGGTAGACAAGTTCTTCTGCAATCCCCTGTTTTCTGTGCCCTTTGGCTACAGTAAGAACGCCGGGGCCATAAGAGGCAATCGCAGTGCCATCGTCATAAACAACGGCGGTATTATCACCGTATTTTATTTCATACTGACCATCTAAAAATGGTTCGCCAGCACTGTCAGCAACGCTTTTAAAATCTGTGGGCGTTAAATCCGCGCCGTCTTTTGGTGAAACTATTTTGGGTGAGCCTAAAAATTCATCCCTTGTGACACCTTCAAATGCCTTGATAGGGGAATTTTCACCACGTTCTTCCAGCGGCCCATCATCCACAGTTTCACCCTGCGCTTCACGCAGCATGGCTTCTTCTGCAATGGCGCGGATATCATCACGCGTCACGCGGCGCTGGCGTGGCAGGTCAGATACCATTATTTCATCACGCACTTCAATCATCTTTTCATTCAGTGCTTCGGTATTGGCATTAGCTTCCACAGCGCTATCCACAGCAAAAACATTATCAATGTCATTCTGGCTGTAAGCAGGATTGCCACCCACAGTGTCTGTAATGATATTCAGCAGGTCATTGATATCACTGCCTTCTGGCAGGTACCCGGCTTCCTCAGCAGCTTCACGCGCATAATCAAGCGTTTGGCCACCATCATTCACAAGCTGGCGCAGCGTGCGAGAACCAGCGCCCTTGGCTTTTTCTAAATCCATACCGGATAATTCCCCGGCTGCATTGACGCCACCACGTTCCACCAGAAAATCAACAATGGTCTGCGCACCCTTTGGTACCTTTTGTCCTTTATCCAGCGTGACTTCATCCACGCCTTGTTCAATCAGGAAGCCCAATTCTTCATCAACCTTCACGCGCTTCTTGCCCAGCGCACCTATGCGGCGTTCTGTATTGCGCACCATCTTATCAAGGCGCTTGCGTTCTTTGTCCTGCTCCTGCGCTTCCACAGTGCCCGGTATGGTGCTTTCTTTCCCGGCATCAAATTGTGTCAGGGCTTCACTGGCATTATCAAATGCGTTTTGGGCATCGGCCAATTGTTCATCAATGCCGGATACCTGCTTTTCCAATTCATTAATGCGGCCTTCCTTCACAGCATGTTCCACGGCGCCGCGCTGCGCATTCTCAGTCTGCGCAACCACTTCCATCAATTCTTGTTTTTCAATGTCGCTCAGTTCCTTGCTGGCAGCAATTTCCTTCTGCACATCAATCACGTCACCAGCTTGGAATTTTTTAACGATATTCAGGACGCGCTGTTCAGCCTGCGGATTAGCGCTGCGCTCAGTGGCTTCCTGTTCCAGCGCCTTGGCTATCTCAGTATCCAGCGCATCTTTGTTATTCTCCAAAGCCTCAGCAATAGCCAGCAATTCAGGGTCAGTAATTTCAATCTTTTCTTCTTTGGCCAGCTTTTTACCAATTTCCATGACGCTGGCTGTTCCACCGCCACCAATAGAGCCAAGCACCATAGAGTAGGCAACACGGCCCAAGCCGCCTTTGATATCCAAATCAATCAAGCCAGTGGACTGGTCAATGATTTCCCCGGCCAGCGTTTGTGACCCTTCCTGCAAAGCTTCTTCCACAGCACGGGCAACGATTAAGCGCACGCCTTTATTCTTTGTGGCCAGCTTGAAGAACGTGGAAACGCCCACAAATTCCAGCCCACCTTCAATAACACCGCGCAAATTGGCAATGCCAGCAGCATCATCCGGGCTGAATCCTGCTTCACGATAATCCAGATATGCTTCTGATTTTGTAATCTCACCAAAGAGAATTGCAGCAGCGGCAGGCTGCTTTGTAATGGCGGCCACAGCAATGGACGTGACAACGGAAGCACCTGTGCCCCCAACATCGTACATAAAGCCCAATGAGCCTTCACCGCGTGGGATATTGCGTTCAATCCAGCGCTGGTTCTTTGCGCGTACCCGGTGCGCGGCGTTGATAATTTTGTCCTGCTTCGCCACCTTCTGGTCAATTTCCTTATCATTCAGGAAAAGGCTGTGAAGTCTTGCGCCTGTAATTGTCCGGCCCCGTGAGGTGACCAGCGCTTCAAAACCAAATCCACCAATAGGCTGGAATAAATCTTTATTGGCCATCATTTCTTCATTGGTGATTGCCTTGCGCTTTCCATCCGTGCCAATGGTCAATGCTTTGCGCCGGGCGCGTTTATCTTCTTGCGTGCGGCGTGATAATAGGCCCTGCTTTGTAGCTTCTGCGGTCAGCACTTGGCTGCTTGTGGTCAGCGTTGTTGGAACGGACGCACCAAAAGCAGCGGCACCTTTGCCAAGGGCAGCAGCATGGTCAGCGCCCATATCAACAAACCCAATAAACTTGCTGGGGTCTTCACCACGGTTGTTCACCCGGTCACTATAAACAGCTTCTTCCGGCGCAACGCCAGTGGGGGCTTCAATCGTGCGGCCCGAATCTTGGTCAAAAATCTTTTGCTTTTGCTCAGTATCAGGGTTGGACGGATTAACGCCATATTGGTCAAACAGATTGCCCTTTGGTGCTTCTGGTTCAATGTCATATTCATCATATAAATTGGGCATTATTCAATAATCCCCTTCAATTTCAATTGGCGCAAAACCTCATGCGGCGTGCTGTTAGTGTCAGCCGCAGTATCCTGTATTTGTTGCAGGGTGATTTTATTGCCGCCTTTGGCAGTATATTCCTTGCGCAACGGTTCAAGCGGTATCTTTGTCTTGCCGTCAGCCTTGGTGTTGATTGCCCCCGCCGCTGGTAAATTCAAGCTGGTGCCATCTGCTTTGAAAATCGTGGTGGGCATTTGGTCGTCAGGCACGCCATTGAATTGTGGAAACAGGCTGCGCACATAACGGTTGACCACCTTGGTACCTATTTTACCCAATTCTTCTGGGTCACCCTTAGCCTGCGCTACTTCTGCCACGTTGAAAATGTCTTCAAACACCTGCAATTGTGCTTCTTCTGTATTGATTTCTGGGTTATTTGCGAAGAAGTCCGTGGCCATATCATAGCCTTCCGCATAAATATCATCGGTCATGGCTTCCGCATTGTTTGTCCAGAAGCCCGGTGCCACAGCGCCGTTAATTTTTTGGCGCAATATCGGTACCATCTTTTGAAAATTGGTGGATTGTGCAGGCGTCAGGTGCTTTGAAGCCTTCACAACGTCACGCTGAAATGCCAGAAGTTCTGATATTTCAGCCTCACCGCCGCCTTTGACCTTATCAAGCCCTTTGACCTTGCCCACAGAAATTTCAAATTTACGGAATGTATCCCACAATTTCAGGTATTCAGCATTGGACGCGTTCTGATCAATCACTTTGCCAAGGTCTTTTTGCGTTGGTGACAGCAAATCTTTCAGACCAGCAGCAAATTCCGCAGCCTTTGGGTCATGGCGGTTGGCTTCTTCATAGTCAGCCACCTGCTTATAGGTCATGCCCCCGCCAATTGTTTGAGTGAACATTTCATCTTGTTCCAGCGACATATTGGCAAAGCGTTCATTTTGGGCGGTTTCACCCATCTTATCCAATTCTGATAGGGCGCTTTCATATTCATCAGCACGCTGCTTATTACTCAGCATATCCGTCCATGTGCCAGTTTTCCCGTAGAAAGACACGTCAGTATCTTTGCCCACTGGCTCCGCATCATATTTGTTTATCCATTTGCTGGAGAATTCTCCCGCCGTCATGCGGATATCGCCGCCGTTGTTTTCCACAGCTTTGGTTGCCAGCGCTTTATTGTTTTTATACACAGGCGTCAATGCTTCAACAGCAGACATTGTTGGGTCACGCAGCAATGCAGCGGCGCCTGCGCCGCCTTGCTGGTGGGCCAAGTACAATTCAGCGTCAGTGGCAGGACGGCCCAGCGCTTTGGTAATTGCTTTCTGATTATCTTTTGCCAGAGCAATCGCAGCTTTGGTGGATTCTACCGGGTCAGTGGGGTCTTCCAGATTATAATGCTTGGCGGTGCCCTTGGTAAATTGGAAAAGGCCGGTGGCACTGGACACTGGATTTTTAGCATTAGGATCAAAGCGGGATTCTATGGAAGCCGTTTTCATCAGGTAAGTTTTTGATACGCCACTATCCTTGGCCAATGGCTTGAAGAATTCCGCAGGCGTGGTGATATCATCCGGCTTTAATATTTTGATTTTCTCAACAGGTGACATTTGGTCAAGACGCGCAGAAAGCGTGCCCTTCACATAGTCTTGGCGCTTCTTCCGGGCCTCAGATTTTTTGTAATATTGCTTGTTTTCAGCGGCATCAAGCACACTGACTGAATCCTGCATCCATTTGCTGGCCCCGGCTTCATCACCAGCGGCTACAGCGTTCAGGTAATTATCTTGGTTGCGCTCCAATACGGTTTCAGTTGTCGCCTTCCCAGCGTCACGCTCTTTGCCGCGCATCTTTTCACGCACATTAAAGAGGCCATCGTTATACATATCACGGCCTTCAATCTCAAACATTTGACGCACGCTTGGATCAGAGATACCAGCGGCAGCAGTTTCAAATGTTTGGCTGGCGCCCTTGGCGTAATCTTCTTCATATTTTATATAATCAGGGCTGTCTTCAAGCCTGTCCTGCGCTTCCTTCACGCCGTTTCGCATATTTGATTTTGCTAATGCACGCTCATATCTGTCCTGTTTATCCTTGGCTTCCGCTTCTGCTTTAATTCTTGTGTTGTTGCGGTCTTCGCCTGCCCTTGACAAACTTTCCCCTGAATCCTGCGTGGCGCGTGCCAATGCCTGATTAGAAGAACCAACCCGTGATATGGCGCTGGATATCTGCCCAACATCAAGCGATTGCACGCCCGGCGTTGCGCTGGGTAAACTTTTTCCTACTGTGGTTGGTAATGTTGGCATAATATTATCCGTATTTTGTTGATTTGAATGAATCGCCGTTTGCCCATGTTTCTCTTCCACCGCCGTATTTTGTTGCGAGGGATTGGCCTGCTTTGCTGCCTGCGGCAGAGCCAGCACCACTAAGAATAGTAGAGAAGGCAGCCAATTGCCCGGCTTTCTTCTCATTTTTACCAGCGGTTCTGAGCAATTCCCCAGAGTATCCCGCTGACATAACTTTAAGGTCAGCATCATATTCCAAATCCTGCGCGACTGTATCGCCTTCATAAAGGGCGGCTAGCACATTGTAATCACCTTCCGCTTCCAAATCACCAAGGATACCAACCACAGTGGGGTCAAACGCTCCACCACCACTTGCGGCTGCCACGGCTGTGGCGCGGGATTGCGCCAGCGTGCTTTCTTTGCGCTTGGCAATCGCACGTTGCTGGGCCACGGCACGCTCTTGCCCTGCCTTTTGTTTTAATTGTTTTGATTGAGAGTCAGCAACATTTTCTTGGAATTGGGCCTGCGCATCAGCTTCTTGTTTCGCAGCAATCCCAGCATTACGCTGTCCCACTGCCTGCAAGATTGTGCCGCCAACCATAAGTCCAATGGTTAAAGGGTCAGCCATAATGTTTCTCCCATAAGTAAATTTCGCCCCGTACAGAGGATTCTTTATGTATAAATCCCAGACGCTTTAAAAACGCTGGTGCTGTTAATAGACCGGGCGCAGCCACTGCATATAGCATAGGATAGCCAAGACCCTTCATGTTTTCCCATATTTTTTTGGTGGCACGCCAGCAGGTGATTTTGCTGTATTCCGAACCAGCTTTAATCTCACTGAATGCTAACATAAGCGTGCCCGTTATGGATACACCAGATACGGCCACCAATTCTTCATTGATAAAGACCGACCATGCCCGGCATGTATCTTGCATTTTTCCATCAAAGATTTCTTTAACGTCATGCCGTGTTGCAGGTTTTATTTCAATTTTGTCAGCCATTGGTTTGTATACTAGCTACCGCCCCCAACACTGTGCATGGATTAGGCGCCTGTGCCACAAGGCATACGCGGCTGTCCGTTGTCCAATTATCATTAAATGGATGTAAGTCCATATCCAATTCATCCCACAGTGTGCCGTCAGGTGTTACTTGGCCCTTCTCTACCCTCGGAAGACCTTGCAGAGTTACATATGCGCCACCACCGTCTTTTTCCAACGAATCCCCGATAAGAAGGCCTTGGTAATATGTGTTGTAAAGAATAAGGCCAAGATGGTCTATTTTCTTGCGTTGTGTAAGGGCAGTACCACCGCTGGCAGCATAAGCCATTTTAGCACTTTGAAATTGAGCCTCATAGAACAGGCCAATAACCGCTTTCTGCACACTAACGCCGCTAACTGTGATTGAACCACCACTGACAATCTGGGTGCCCAGCGCTACGCCATCCCCCCAAATAACGACTTCTTCACCTTCAAGATGGTCAAGCCCCGTGAATGTATCAGTGGGCGCACCATCATAAACCACGAAGCTGTCAGCCTGCTTATTCAGCAAACCGCCTTGGCAGTCGCTTTCCAGCGCCCAGCGTTCAAGGTAGCGCTTAGTGACGCCATCAATTGTCCGCTTTATGGAATAATATACTTGATCTTCTTGAGTGCCCGGCAACACCACAACATCTTCCACGAAGCCATCAGTTTCCACCATTACCCAGCATAAAACTTCTTCCGCTGGCTGGCTTATCAGAACCGCTACTTTGCCATCAGCACGTACGCAATGCACCCGCGTATCAGGCTGGCGCTGCACTGCAAGCTTCACAAATCCAGACGTGCCAACTTCCGGGGCCAATTCAGTCAAATCAGCGCTGGCATATTCACCATAAACGTCCACTTTATCAGGAGACATTTGATATAATCTACTGCCAGACGATTGAACAAAGATACAGCGGTTATCCACTTTCAAACTGTCCACAGACGTTGACCCTTGCGTGCTTGGGTCGTCAAGGCTGAAATTAGAAGGCGTCAGCGGTTCATCAAGGGAAGACGACTGTGCCACCCATTCAGAACCATCAGTCCCAATAATCAGGCGCTTCAAGCGTTCAAGGAAATTAATATTATCAACAGGGCCAGAACCAATGGAACGGTTAATCACCCCGCTGTCACCTTCCACATCGGAAGAAAAGGATTCGTAGGCATCGGATACAGAACCAATGATTTTGGTTTTACCACCCCACCAGACGCGGCCTTGGAATAGCACCACGGCAGACGGGAAGCCCCGGCGCGTTGACCATTCACCTTCTGAGAAGTCACTTGTGGCATCAGTTCCACCCAGCGGTACCAGCACGGCTGCGCTGACCACCTTTTCATTGGTGAAGCCAGTGACCCGGCACACGCCAATTATGTTTCCGTTGGCATACGTGAGATTAAGCGTGGCATTTCCGCTGGTGTAATCACCAGACTTGATACCGATTCGGTAATAAATTTCCTGATTATCCAGCGCGTCATTGTAGCTTATGGACGCGTTGGTGGTGTAAGTGGTGATATCTACCCATGCACCCGGTTCACCCACTGAGCGTTGCAGGGTGACTGTTCCAGACCATGTGCCTGTCCGGGTAATAGTGAACGAGCGCTGGGAAGACCCAACACCTGTGACGCGGATATCATTTGTGAATTGGTCTTGGCCGGAAATAATGCTTTCAACTTGCTGCCCAACACTGGTGATTTCATAAAGGCTGCCTACATTAGAGGCTTTGAATATGTTTTGGCTGGCCGTCAGGGTGATATCGCCTGAAATAGCGCTGGCCGCAATGGTGGTCTTATCGGTATTCAGCACGCGGAATGGCCCATCATCAGGCTGATAATCAACAAACGACCATGAACGGGTGGCCCGGCGCTCAATTTTCTTTTGGATATGCCCGGTGACGGCAAGGTAAACCACGTCAGCAGATTCATCATAACGAATTAAAGGCAGGTCAGATTCTGCGTAAGTGGTGGTCAGCGTCATATCGCCAGCCGCTTCCACCTCAATGCTGTCCACAACGCTTTTGGCCTGCGTGAAGCCCTGTATTTGTACCCAGAAGTTTCCTGTGGGTGTAATGGACAGAGAATGCACACCAGTGCCCAAAACGGTCTGGCCTACATATTCATCCCCGCCATCGGTTGAACCGCACCTGAACGTCACAGGGCCGCGAGAAACAGTAATGCGCACGCCATGTTCTGTGCCTTGGTCTGGTGCAGCAACGGTAACTTCACGTTTGACGCCTGCGCCATTAAAGCCTGTGCCCACTAATTCCAGCGCACCGCCAGTGATTGTCTGCACTGCACCTGCTTCATCAATATCAGTCCACCCGGTACCGCTGGCAAAATCACCATTGGTAATAGCTGTGGCCACGGTTGGGCGCACAATGACTTCATCAGCCACGCGCACGCGCAGGTTCGTATCAGTAAATTCAAGGATTGCCGTATCATCACGGGAGAAAACAAATGGAAGGTGGAATGCTTTATCATCACTCAGTGTTGAGGATAGAAACATAAAGCCGGGGCGCAGCATCATGCTGCCAAGCACGCGTGGCATCCAGTTGGATTGCACCTGCGCAGACAGCGCTGTGCGCTTTAAATCTACACGGGCAAGGGCCAATGGGCTGATAAGGCCACGATTAAACGCAATTAGGGGTATATCACCGCGTGCCATTTATCTGCTCCTGTCCGTGTATCTGCTATCACGGCCATGACGTGAATGGTTCCATGCTCCTTGGTGCATAAATCTGGTGGGCCGATTCATGCCGTCAATTGATTGTGCCTTGGAAAGCCGCTTATCCATCACGCCTTCAAGCTTTTCAAGGTCTGTTTTCACACCAACAAGGCGTGGCGCCGCTTCAAACGCCAGATAAGACTGCACATACTTTGAAAATAAGGTGGGCCATAAGCCCAGATTGTTACCATACAGCGCGTCATTGCTGACGAAGCGCATATATATTTCTTCCAAATCGCAGAATATCCAGCCATTTTCAAAGGCCATTTGCGTCATAGGTTCGTGGAAATATTCATTTGCAGAGAGGGCCACGGTGCGCACGTAATCCGTTGGCTGCTCAAATGCGCGTGAATATCCGAAGGTGGGTTCTACCGCAGGGTCATACACAAGCTTTTGCGTGCGCGTGGCAAAAGTCCACTGGCCTTGTTCCAGACAATATTGGATTGCGTCTTCATTCCAGATATCATCCAGAATAAAGCGCGACTCCTGTACTTCGCCTAAATCAGCAAGTTTTCTTTCTCCCATCAGGCGCAGTGCGCCGTTGTAAAGCTGTAGCTGTGTTATCGTCATGCGCTTTTCCTTTCGCCGGGGTGGTGGTTAATCCAGCCCCTTCACAAAATCCCACATCCATGTGAATGCTTGTTCTTTGGTTTTTAGCTTATCCACAAGTTGTTCCTTGTCAGATTTTCTATAAACACAATATTCCACAGATGGGATATATCTTACATAGTAATCAGGGTGCTGCTCAAACCCGTCCGCTGTCAGCTCTTTTTGGTCTTCTTCTGGTACTGGCGGCTGGCCTTTCAGCTTTTCCACCAATGCCTTTTGCGCGCCAAACTCCCAATAATGAAGCTCTTTGGCTTTAGCCCATAGACGGTCAGCGCCAAGGATAACGACTTCCAGCATTTTACTGCCATCAGCCCAGATTAATTCCACGCGTGGGAATGGGTGGCGCCCATCACCTTTGAATGTGATGCCGTGGTGTGCCCAATACTCAGGCCGCAATACATCAGCCTTGGTTGTGTGAAGGTCTGTGATGATCACGCGATAATCAGGGCGTGAAAAGTCAGCGCGTTGCATGGCATTTGGGCGCAGCTTTACTGGCGCCTTGGTAATCTCAGGCGTTACAGCCTGTCTTTTTTGTGCGTTTGTCATGGGTGATATTCTCCTGTAAATGTTGATATGCGCTGTGTAGCGCAATTATTTGGTATGTTGGGGTGAGCATGTTCGTGTGAGCATGTTGCCACCATTATGCTTTAAATGAACCAAGACGGCAAGAACACAAAAAAAGGCCCCACCGTGAAGCAGGGCCTTTCCTATTCCAAACACAGGAGAATGGAAAACTTTAGTCTGAATCTGTACCAGACGTTGCAGCCGCATCATTCAAGTCACCAGAGCCATCAGCGTTAATCGCGCTAACAGTGTGAATAGTGGTTGTATACGGTACCGCATCAGTGTCAGCGACAAAAACAACATCACCAACGGTCATGCCAAGGGCCTTCGCGTCAGAGATATATCCATCACCGTCAACTGTTGCAGTCGGATCTGTAGATTCATAAAACCAGAGTTTGCCCTTGCCAGCGATACCTACGCTAATAAGCTTGGGCGGATTTGTAGTTACATATGCCATGGTTCACCTCACCAATAAGAGTTAAAGAAAAATTATTCATGTTCAAGGTAGTAAAGGAAAGCCCCGTTACAGGGCTTTCCCTATGTGGATTAGCTTCCTACGAAAGCAGAACCGTCATGGTTCATCACGATAACACCGCTATTCTGCATCAGAACACCGCCCATATAGGCTGTGCAACGGCAGTAAGAGAAATCATCACGCTTGTCATAGTCTGCGTAAGTCTGGATTAAATCAGCAGGTGAAGCATGGCCCACCGCAGATTTATGGTACATATAGCACTTCTCAGAGGGAGTACCTACGCCCGGAAGGCGAGAGTGAACCATCCACTTGATGCCAAGCCACATGTAATAACCCGGTGCGTCATTCCAGAAACCGTCACCACCGTCCATAGGCTTCTTCTGGATATAGTCCGCAGAAGTAAACTCATTAACTTGATGGAGGTATGCCATAAAGGCAGGAGTGACAACCGCGCAAATTTGGCCGTCCATCGGTACTTCATTCACACCCAAAATAGTTTGTGCTTTCAGAACCAATTGAAGGTCAGCCGTTTGTGCGGCACCAGTTGTAGTGGTGGCTTGCTCAAGCTGGTCAATGATATCTTGGTCAATCTTGCGATTAATGACGGATAGCGCAGTTTCCTGCATAATCCGGCGACCATCACCCTGTGACGCAAACAGGTTAAAGCCTGTGCGCTCAGGAACATCATGCCATTCTTTGAGTGTTGCTGTTTTTTGTTCCAGATTGTCTGGCCTGCCCGGAATACGCCCGTTAGTTCCACGGGTTACCGCCTCAGCGTTCCCACTATCTGCAACAAGGAAAGTAGCTTGATTACCTTTAACAACCGCTTCTGTAGTCACAGATTCGCGGAGCAAGGATTGTCTTTGTTCAAACCCGGCAATGAATTCTTGACGGAATTGAATTTGATATGCTGTATCAGCCATGGTTAAACTCCCATTGTAAAAATTAAAATAAATATATATCGGGGAAATTTTTGGCATCGGGGTGGCTGCGGTATGATTATTCAGAAGGGTGGCCGTAAACGGGGCTTCTTATAATCGGCAGGGCCAATGTCTAAATTCGGGGTGTTCATGTTGATAGAAGGGGCTGCAAAGCAGGGTGGCCTTCTGATAACGATTGTCCCATATAAACAATCCACATGCAAGCTTGTGCGCAGCAGATACCATTCTACAGCGGAGTCATAGCTTTTCTGCGGTTCTTACCCTGTTGGGGAAAAACTTATACAAAAAAAATAATACAAACATGTTAAGTTTTTGGCGTTTTTTTAACATGACACCCTTGATATGTAAGATTATTTAACATGAAAAAGGCGACCATTACAGCCGCCTTCAAGTTTAACACTGTAGGACACCAGTGAGTTATGAGCCGCCGCGTGACTGCATACGTTCACGGGCGCGGTACAACTCTTGTAAGTGCTTCTGCGCCTTATCATCTTTAAACCATGCGTTACGGTCAGAAGACATGCGGCCTTCATAAGCGGTAATCTGGTCAGTCACACTGTCAAGTGTATCAATGCCCTTGGCAGAAGTCACAGAACCGCGTGGGTTTAATTCACGCTCTAGTGCAGCAAAACTTTCAATGACGCCGGGGTGAGCCATAAGAGGCGTTCCCAATTCATCACCAAGGCGACCATTCAAGATATGCTCCTGAATATCAGAAGGGAAATTGTTGACTACGAAGTTTTCCAACGCCGTGACGTTCGGTTCGTAATCATTACCCCACTTCTCTTTCAAGACCTGTACTGCATTATCAGCGGCGGCCTTATCCTGCGTTGACACCATTGTGGTGTAGCTTTCAACATGCTCATTGAAGGCTTCAAGACCAATCGCCGTTAATTCAGGCGAAGCATTGGCCGCATGCATCTTATCAAGGAAGGGTTTGGCGCCCTCCACTTGTTCGTCACCCAGCACTAAACCATCAGGAAGCGCATCCAAATAACCTTCTGGTGTATCAGGCACACCCAATTCCTTACGGTATGCGGCTTTTTCTTCATCCGTGGCATCGTCACCCGGCGCAGCAGACTTATGCCCACCGCTGCGGATAAGCTTGTCTTGCTCAACCAGTTTATCAATCATAGCGCTTGGCGAGGTAAAGCGTTCAAGGTATGCCAGCATTTTCGTATCTTCTTTGGCGTAGTCTTGGCGCCATTCTTCACCAAACATGCCAGTGGGTTTTGCACCGTCACCGCCTTCACCAGCGCCTTTGTCAGTGATTTTGGAACCAGCTTTGTTCAGGTCTTTGGCACCGGGCTTTACCCCTGCACCATCCCCAGCACCCGCATCACCAGCACCATCAGCAGCACCAGCGGCATTGCCAGCGTCAGCGGCACCATCACCAGCACCGCCATCTTTTCCACCATCACCAGCGTCCCCGCCAGCGTCATTTCCACCACTGTTGCCATTGTCTCCATTGCCTGTGTCTCCTTTATCACCAGCGTTATCACCTGCGCCACCTGCGCCTGCGCCAGCACCCGTATCATCGGCTGCTTCATCCATAATCATATTCAAGGCTGTCCCGCCCAATAGGTCTTTAATGCTCATTATCTTTCTCCTGTATTGAAAGTAAGTTGATTTTAATTAGGCCGATTAATTGTTGACCAACGAATGCACGGCCCAGCGCAAAGTCAGTTTCCCTAGCGCCTTCTGGCCCACCCGGCCTAAAGGATGGATCATAAGCACCCGAAGCTTGATTAATGATAAATGTCATGGCGCGTTGTTGCTGGCGTTCATTCGCCCGGCCTTCATACACAGCCTGCAATGCGTTCACATCAGCCACCGTGGCCTTCGCAGGCTCGTATGCCAGTGACGGCGGTTTAGGCTTTAAGCCCTTTTTCTTTTTCGTTTGTTCTGTCATTTTTCCTATTCAGACGTTGCGGCGGCTAAATCCTTGACTGCTTTGCCCATATCAGCACCAGCGCTTGCGCCCTGCTCCATGGTTGCCAATTTTTCAGCCTGTGCTTGCTTCTCAGCAGCCGCAGCGTCCATCTCCTGTAATTGTTCTGGCTCACGTACCCATTGCGCTGGCGTCCCAATACCATCCAGCACATCACGAAGGGCGACTCTTGCGTCAATCATATTTCTTGCACCGGGGTCTAATTCAGCGGCTTGTGCGAGTAATTGACCTGTTTCTGCAAAGGTGCTGCTTTTCTGTCTTTCAACGGCCTCATGTAGAGGGGATTCAAACTTAAACTGGACTTCCTGCCCCTTTAAGGACTCGGGCATGTCATACACGGAACCAAAGGCACCGTTGCGGAACAACACTTCAAATGTGTTTTCACAAAGCGAGCCATTATATTCCATTTCCATTGGCTCAAATAACGGCAGGGCATTACGCACATATTCCTGCACGCGCTGTCCGACTTCAAACGCCGTCATATCACCGCCATCAGTGGGCGGCATATTTAGCTGATTAATGAAAAACGCTTCATTGATTGTTTCTTTTACGTCTTCGCGCAGATCAATACCGAAGGGTAGACCACTATAATTCTGGTCAATAGCGCGCAGGGAAGCGCCGCCACGTTCATCATAGTCTTCGCCAACCCATGTGACGCCACCAGCAAAGATACTGATATCAGAGCGCACCACGTCTTCCGTGGCGATCATTGGCGGGTTCACAGCCTTTTCACCAGCTTCAAGCAGCGTAAGGCTCATGGCTTGGATAAGGCGTGCATCAGGAAGCGCTGCGATTGTGGCAGGTGAATACGCATACTGGCTGCCAGATACAGTCTGCCAGCGTGGGATTGAATAGAATGGGTACCATAGGCCTTCTTCTTCCATCACATGTTCATTTTCAACATCAAGATAAATGCTGACGTATGGCGTGCGGAATTTCTTGCCTGTGTATTTACCGTCTTCATCCTTGGCGCTGGATTCGTAAGAATCAGACGGCACAATGATATGGCGGCAATTGATTTGCTGGTATGGATTCTTGGAAGGGTCGCTTAAATGTTCCTTGACCTTAGCGTGCAGGTTTTCATCACCAAATGTTTGCTGCATTTCACGCGCTGTGGGCTTCCACTTGCGGTGGATAATCTCAATCTTACCTTCATTGTTTTCTGACCATGCGAGGTCACGCAGGTGCCAGCAACGATAAAGCAGGTTGGTACGGGCACGGTTCATTTCCACAGATATGGCGCACTGGCCAAATACAGTGAAATCCATATCGCCTTCTTTGACGGCACGGGTGAACAACGCAGCGCGATCATACATTGCACGGCGCATCACTGTGCTTTTCTCCTGCAACCATGCCTTACCAGCACCATCAAGGCGGTCTTCACGCGCCACAGATATCTGATACCAATCTTTTTGAGTGGGCCGCAGCATTGAGGAAAGCGAATTCCCCAATTGCCGGGCTATCAGAACGGGGTATGAAGTCGTTAAATTGCTTGCGAAATCATCACCCAAGTCACGCGTTGTTGTGAAGTCAGCACGCTGTGGATAGAAATGATCACCTTGTTCCTGCCATAACGACAGAAGCGAAGTGCGTTTCATAAAGAGGTGTTCCCCCTGCTTTACCAGTTCTTTAGCGCGTAAATCCATGATTAACCAAGACTTTCACTGCCACCAGACAGAATAGTGGATAAACGGCCAGAACCTTTTGCCCGTTTCGCAGCTTTGCGCTTACCAACAGTTTCCAGTTGCGCTGTATCAGGCAAAGGGGCGGGCGGTGGTGGCTCAGGTGCTTTTGGTGGTGGCGCAGGCGCCTTGGGTTTTTTAAATGGGTTGCCCATAGTTTTACTCCTATCAAAATTGATTGAATGTTCATGCGCGTATTCATGTTCATTGAGCGTGGGCGTATTATTTGCGGCGTTGGGCTGAATGACCCATACTGACACCGGGACGATTGCCGCCCTTTTTATGCCAGATATTACCATGACTATCAGCCTTTTGCCCGTCAGTCCATGCCATTACTACAGCATCACCAGCATCCGGCGAACGTCCCAAGGCAGCACAAACATCTTCCTTGGTAGTTATCTTCACTTCCATTGTAGCGCTATTCTTCCCTCTTTTCACGTCATATTTTGGCGCAGCTAAATCTGCCACTAAATATGGGTCGTCAGGCAGGGCCATATCACTGCCCCCTTCCTGCTCAGGGTCAAGCGCTTCCCTGATTTTCCAGTAGGAAGCGCCCCGTTTATTGAAGAATGTAAAGTTTTTGCATTTGGATTTTTCAACGCTGGACGTTGCACCCTTATACTTTGCGTGCGGTACACCGTTATCATCAAGCTTTTCAGACACACCAGAGCCAAAACCACCCCCCATGTCCAATATTGGCAGCGCCCTATCCCGGCGAGTCGCAACGATATGGGCCACAACATCACTGCCTTTGTGTATATCTTTGCCCGGCACCTTCACCAGCTTGTCAAAGAAGCCATCATACCGTGGGGCCAGCACCAGTTCATCTTTACCGCCCATGGCGATATCAACGCCTATGGCGCACATTGGTACGCCCTGTGGACGCTTACCACCAAACTTGTCACGCCAGCGGTTCTGCGCCTGCATAATCCAGTCTGTGGGTATAACCTGCTTTGGGTTGTCTTCCAGTTGAAGGTCAAAACGGCCATCACGATATGCTGCACGCAATTCAGCAGGCAGGCTGTCCATCAATGAGCCGTAATCTGTTTTCATCAGGTACGGGTTATCTTTAAGCCATGCCCGGATAAATGTGCGTGAACGTGCGCGGACACTCTCAGTGGTGCCGTCTTCATGGGTAAGTTTATGCGGCCCGGCGCCGTCCACCTCAATTTGTACACCGTATTTATCTGTGGTGTACCAGCGCAGTTCACCATCCTTGGCAGGATTCGGGTGTTTCGGGTCAAGCCATGCGCCCCAATATTCAATCACCCATAAACCTTCTGCGGTGGTGGGTGGATTTCCTGTGCATAACACGCGGCAGCGCTGGCCTTCCGTGGTTGAACGGTTCCATGTTTTAATAAATTGATACTGAGATTTTAAGAAGTCACCGATTTCATCAAACACAAACAGGTCATAAGGACGGCCTTTATATTTTTGCTTGTCCTTTTCGTTCTTACACCCGCCAAAGCGCAGCATACTGTCATTGTAATCCCAGCGCAGTTGCTGGCCATTACGGCCCTTGGTGGTATCAATGATTTCTTCTACGCGCTCAAATGCGTCCAGCGCCTGTTCACGTTCACGGCGAAGGAATAAAGAGCGCTCATGCTGGGTAAGGCCAAGGCCCAACCCCAATTCTGTCTTACCACCACCTGCGGAACCACCGTAAAACAGTTCATCAGCTTCACTGAAAAATGCTTCCGTTTGTGGGCCGGGTGTTGGTATCCAGATACGGCCAGCGGTACTTTCCAGCGCGTTCTTTGCAAGGCTTTGGACTTCATCTTCTGGCATGACAGCCAGACGGTTGACTAAATCATCAAGCAGATTTATTGGCTGGCCCGTCACTGGCATCCCCTTCCGGTTCATCAGCCGGGGGGATTTCCTCTAAGGTTGCAAGCGTGTCTTCAATGTATTTAATCGCCCCGGCGCTACCGTTGGCTTGGTCAATCATTTGTTGCGCTTGCTGTCTTAGCTTCTCAGCGCCTTGCAGGAATGCAACACGCTGGTTTTGGTACTCACCCAAAGCTTCAAGAAGGTCTTCAAGAAGGTCTTCTTTACTTACTGTATTCATGTTCCTGTTCTCCTGTGTTTAGAAAAAAAGGCCCGATTCTCACCGAGCCTTTTTATTAGCATTATTGTGGGCGTGCTATTAGGCGTTGGTCAATGCGTCACTGATAATCAGTTCACCATTTGGTAACTCAATACCCAAATAAGCAGCTTCTGTTCCACTATCTGTCCACGTCAAGTCAATGTCACCATCAGCTTCACTGGTCAGGATAAAGGATTTTTTGGCCACGACTGGTAAAAGCGCACCGTCCGTACCAATTTCAATGCCCGTTGAACCGCCTGTGGCTGCAAAGGCAGCAGCAGCAGCATCCAAGAATAAATGGGCTTTGACAACACCAACAGCGGCAATATCATCACCGCTTGGGTCTGTCAGTTGAATTGTGATTGCACGCACGTTTGTGGATTCTGCGCCAACCGTGATTGTTGCACCTGCAACGCGTGGGGATAGTTGCTTGTCGTCTTTATTCACCAAGCTACCGTCAGCACCTAAGCCTACAAGGCCGCCGTGCAGAGAAGTTTTTAGTTTTGCCATGATATGACTCCTTGTTTATTGATTGATAACCCGTGAATGGGTTTAAGGTTAATGCCACATTGTGACGCATCATAGATATAATATCAAGCCGCGATTATCTACGGCCCCTGCGCCTGCACCAAATTGGCCACCAGCCACCACCACCGCCCACTGGCGTGCCACCTTCCGTGAAGTCCACGTTAATGCCATCAATAATGAAAACGCCTGTTTCCGACTCCAGGATTTCATTTGTGAGAAGCCCGGCTGACTGGCCGTTCAGGATAAACACCCCGGTATTAGCGGCAATACTGACATTATCCGTGCTGATTAAGCCTGCATCAATCATATCCAGAGTGAATGGCCCGGTACCAGCCACCAATTTCTTGTCTTCAATCAATGCCAGCGCCACACCATCCAGAACAAACGCCCCGGTATTGGCTGCCATCAGTTCATTATCAATGTGAACCAGCGTGGCATCACGCATATCAAGCACGAATGCACCAGTGCCTGCGGTCATTAACACGTTGCTGGTGCTGGATAAGCCTGCATCATTACCATCCAGAACAAAAGCCCCGGTACCAGCATCTAAAATTTCAATCAATGTCAGGGTGATAGGCTGGCCATCAATAACAAAAGCACCAGCGGCAGCGGCCATACTCACATTATCCGTGCTGGTTAAGTTGGCATCCACGAAGTCCAGCACAAAGGTACCCAAATCCGCGGTTAGTATTTCATCATGCAGAAGCGTTGAAGCCTGCCCGGACAATACAAACGCCCCGGTACCAGCAACCATGCTGACATTTTCAGTGGCAATCAGGATTGCGTCCACCATATCCAGAATAAATGCGCCCGTGCCGGCCACGATTAATTGGCTCTCAGTAAGGGTTGCAGCCTGTCCGGACAAAATGAATTCACCCGTATCAGCGGTCATGGTGACGTTATCAATGGCGATAAGGTCAGCATCCACGAAGTCCAGCACAAATGACCCGGTACCAGCGGCCATTAATTGCGCTTCAATCAATTCAACAGCAATACCATCAAGCACGAATGCACCCACAGCAGCGGTCATGGTGACGTTTTCAGTGGCAATAAGCGTTGCACCCACGTAATCCAGCACGAATGCACCAGTGTCAGCGGCTATCATTTGGCCTATAAGCAACCCAGCATCCACATAATCCAGCGTGAAAGCGCCTGCATCAGCCGTCATAATCACGTTATCAATGGCAATCAGGTCAGCATCCACGAAGTCCAGCACAAATGCACCTGCGTTGGCAGGCATCACAACACTGGTCAATAAGCCCGTAGCTTGCCCGGAGAGAGTGAAAGCACCTGTATCCGCTGCCATTGTCTCATTTGACAGCGTAACCAGCGTGGCGTCCCTGAATTCAAGAACAAAGGCACCCGCAGCAGCATCCACTTGGTACCCAAGGAGCAATCCAGCTTCTGTTTCACCCAGCGCAAAGTCGCCAGTGCCAGCAGCCATAACCACATTATTGCTGCCTTCTGCAAAAACAACATCAACGCCGGACAGCACAAAGGCACCAGCGTCAGCCGTGAGGACAGCCGGGGCCGTCACCTTCAATGTATCCATATTCAGCGCCCAGAAGGCTACGCCGCCCACGTCAGTGGTATCATCATTGCCGTTATCGCCAGCATCAAAGCATTCAATTCCAATATCATCATTCAGCGCCACGTCATAAAAGGCGCCGGGGTTAGCACCCCAACCAAATGTCCCAGAGGTGGATTGATCCCCCCGTGAATAATTCCCGTGTTCGCCCACCGTCTGATCAACACCACCAACGGTAATGCGTGCGCCAATTGTTCCCCGCACCGTGCCTGTGATAAGGGGCCGGGAAGCATACAGCGATCCTATACAAAGCATCGTATGGGCTTTTTCCACATTCATCACGGTGTTGCTGGCTGCGGTGTAACTATCAGCATCATTAAAATCAACATCACGCATGGCATTCACTGTGACTGTGACACCGCCTGCAATGTCTTGTGCCCCGGTGCTGTCATGGCTGCGGAAGCCTTCTGCGGTATCAGGCAATTCAATCACGCACAAGGTTGTTTCCGTGGCGTTGCTTGTCCATGTCCCAGCGCTTTCCGCGCCGCCCCCGGCATTGATACCTTGGCCCATTTTGGCCTTCATTTCCACAGTCACATCAGCCGTGGCGGTTTGATAAAGGTCTGTAATCAGCATTCCCGCTGTGTCATTGGTTGAGCTGCGCTGGTAAAAATAGGATTCCGTGCCAACATCTTCCGTGCCGTCATAAGCAAATACCCCCCGGCGCATGGTTCTTATACCGCCACCAGTCCCTGTAATGCTGCCAAATATTAGATATTTCTTATTATCCGTCTTCATGGCAACGGCGTCACCCGTTCTTTGGATTTTTGCCGTGTCCGATTCCAGCACGTTATTATCCAAATTCACCGTGTCATAGCTGGTGGTTCCTGATAATGCCTGCGCCCCGGTGTTATCGGTATAAATCCCAATGGCGTCATAATACAGGTCACATACCTGCACATCAGAAGCATTCACAATGCTACCGCCAGCCAGCAGGTCAGTGTCAGATTTAATTTGAAGCTGCACTTGCGCATTCAATGAATTGCCCACCAGCACACCAATGGCACGCACCCAGCATGTCCGGTTTCCGGTATTCCTTAGAAATCCGCTGGCATGGGTTGTGAATAAATCACCCGTTCCACTGGACAAAACAAACTTTGCTTGCGGCGTACAGCGGTCATTACTCGTATCATCAAATTTTATATTAGCAATGAACAGCTTGGCCTTACCAGACGCCAGCGCTTCACCAATCTGCATGGTGCTTGTATTGGGCTGGGTGACTAAACTGCCTGCGTCATTGCTGACTTCCGTGGCAAAGGCCATGGCGGCATAAGTGGCCGTTGGTGTTTGTGCCCCGGCGCTATCACGGAAATGCGCACAGGTGCTTTCAATAGGCGTTTCACCCGCAGGCACAATCAAGTCAGCGTCCACCATATCCAGCGTGAACGCACCAGTGCCAGCCACAATGGGCGTATCAACGTCACTGAATGCTTCAAACGTGGCAATACAACAGGTTGGGCGCCGGGCGCTGGTAAATGTAACTGTGGTGGTTTCAGAGCCAGCAGCACCCAAGTCACCAATGAAATGCACACCTTGTGAAGACCCACCAGCACCAGAAACCACCTCTGTGACTGGCTCAAAGCCAGAAGGCGCTGTCCAGCTTGTAACATCATCACCAACAGACGTGGCCATAACCGCTGCCTGATTAGCTTTTGCGGTGGTATATCCCACGCTTTCGCTTGTCTGCGCCGTCAATTCGTTAGAATCCACAGCCGTTTCATTGGCGCCCACGCCTGTCTTCACATTTTCCAGCACAAAAGCCGTGGTGATAAAGGGCGCAGCTTCACCTTCAAACACTGTCACGTTAATGACAGCGGTGCCGCTGGGGTTGTCATACTCCCAAATAGAACAGAAATTCTGAAAAGCAGTGGACGGGCCGCTTTGCCTATCCACCAATTTGGTCATAGCATTGCCGTCCCACGTCACAGTATGGGCATCACCAATGTTACCGCTGACGCTGCTTTCCATGGACAAGCAAACAATAAGCTTGCGGTTGGTACCGCTGCCTGCATCAAAGCTGGGATTGTCCGGGCTGGTGACGCCTGTGACTTCTTCCAGCGTCCAACTCACCTTGCCGCTATCCACCAGCCCCGTGTCAGGGCCTGCAATCGTGAATTCACCCGTTTCAGCTATAAGACCATCAGCAATGTACGGCCCGAATCTAAACCATTCCGCATATACATCAGAACCACTATTGGCTGCGTATGTTATTTCATTATCAACGCTGTCACCACGGCCAATCCATTGGGCGTAATAACCGTCTTCCAGACCCAATAAGGTATCACCCTTGGTGCTGTAACTATTGGGCGGCGCACCAGAAAGGGAAGTCATTACCGCACCCGTGGCGCCCACATCATAATCATTTGAAGCCATAGGCGCACCACCAAGGGAAGACCCCAGATACGTGATACCGCCCTTGAAATAACCTACAATATGATAGGACTGGCGGTAAACATCACCGGGGCTTTGTTCATCCACATAAAGTTCAATTTCAGGCGTGATGCCATTGTATTCAACGGGGCAGATAATTCCTTGCTGCCCACGCTGCGTAAACGTCTTACGTTCAGTGCTTTCAGAAGGCAGGCGATAACCAGCCAGAACATCAGCCGGGCCTGTACCGCTTACAATTTCAGGGTATGAATTGACGATTGCAGCCACAGCCGTGTCACCTGCCTGCACAATGCTGGATATATCAATGGTGCGCCATTCGTCACCAGTGCCAGCCACGCCGTCTTCTTCAAGGAAATTGGTGGGGAAATAGCATTCATCTTCAAAATACGCCAACAAGGTCAGGCTTTCGCCCGTGGCCGTATCACATTTGACTTGGCATACACCAGAACCATCAAGCTTCACATATACGGGTGTATTGGCTTCATCAATGCGCAGCGCTGGGTCGTCAGTGCTGCCCTTGGCACGGAAGGCATATTCAAAGCCTGTACCGCCCACAAGCAGGAATGCAACGCCTGTGGCAGTCGCAGACACGTCAGCAGACACATCAAGGTCAGTCCACGTGTCCGCAGAAGATATAAACGCTGTATATGAAGGGGCGTTGTCTGTTTCAAATATAAAGGCGGTCATAGGCGGTTAGACCCCCTATGCGCTGGGTGTTCCCGCAACACCTTGTGAAAGAGTTTTGCCACCAAGTGCGCGTGCAATGCCAGCCAGTTCTTTCTTATCATCAGCAATACCTGTTTCAGACGCTGCGATATCAGCCGCAAGTGCCTGCTTCTCAGCATTAAGCACTGCAATCTTTTCTTGCAGGGCGTCCATCTTGGCGCGGATAGGTGCTGTGGCTGCATTCTTATCATCCACCTTGGTTTTGACCTCTTGATAAAGGCCTCTTAATCGTTTTGTTATATCGCTCATGGTATCACCTCAATTTTAAGTTAATGTCAAAACGCCACCGGAAGCGTCAAAGTCAATGGTGAATGTCTCACCATCAGCCAAATCAACGGCAGAGCCATTGTCATACCAGCCTATTAGCGGGTCAGCAGGAGAAGTGGACGTGTCATTGTACAGCACAACATACCTGAATTGGGCAATAGCGCCACCAGAAGCTGTGAATACTTCATCCACAAGGATTAGCTTACCCACCCCGGTGGTCTGCGTGGAAGACGTGGTGGTAATAGTCGCACCGCCTGTGGTGTAACCGTTACCCGCAGAAATCTGCGTGATATTGGCCAGAATGCTGTTAGTCGCAATGGGTATTGTGTTTGTCAGCGCAACCTTCAAAGTGTCAGCCGCTAAATCATGTTCTCCATTCATCAGGTCTTCTGAAAACTGATTAAATTTATTAAATGCAACCATGTTAAAGGCTCCTTAAAGTTTGTTTATAGCGTCTATTGCCTGCTTCTTAGCATTCGCAACGCGGGTTTCAATTTGGTCAAGTTCAGCTTGGCCGTCAGCAATGCTTTTGGTCAAAGTGGTTTCCTGTGCTTGGAGCGCTTCAATGGTACTGGTCAGACCAGCAACACTTTCTTTTTGCTCCTGTGCATAAACTATGGCGCCTTGGCGTGCTTCATCCGTAATGTTCTTGGCCTGAGCGTTAGCAATATCAACGATTCGCTTTGTTTCTGCCTTGGCTGTCTCAATACGGGTACCAGCAAGCTTCACTTCCTTGATACGCGCTTCATCCAATGCTTCGTGCTTGCGCACTAATTCTTCTGTTTTGCCTTCCAGCGTATCATATTCAGTGGCCATCTTATTCAATGTGCCCTGCGCTGTGTTGGCTTCCGCTTCCAGCGTATCAAGGTTTTCAATCATGGCGGCAGCGTCAATCACTGCTTGGAACATACGCCCGGCAAGTTTTACCTGCTCAACTACTTCACGTTTTGATTTATCAGCCATGTTAGCGAACCCCCCGCATGAAAATGTGTACATCTACATCAGCACCACCAGAACCTGCGGTGGCGCGTGCCCGAATCTGTCCGGGTAATTCTGCAATTGCTTTAATGCCAGCGGCTGTGAATACCAGCGCGGCGCCTGTATGGTCAGTAAGCGTGGCCCAAGTGGTACCACCATCATTACTGCCTTCAATTGTTATGCCCAAAGAACCTGCGAATGTGCCCAATACCTGCACGCTGCGGTCATTAAAACCAGCAAGGACGTGGCCCAAGCTAACATCACCAGAAGTAACAAAGCCCGTTAAATTGACGGTCTGATACTTGCCGGATACATCAGGGGTAATGGTTTCTACAACTGCCATGGGGGCTTATCCTTTACGATTAAGTTTAGGTGTTCAGGTAAGCATGTTCAGGTGAGCGTATTTTTGACTTGTTCTAATATCTCATAAATTATAGAGAACGGCAAGTCACGTCTTTTCTGCAACCGGGGCGGCAGCAGCAGCTTTTTTCTGTTTCTTCTCAATCTCAGCAGCTTCACGCAGCGTAAAGGCAATGCGCCGGGCAATGTCCACCCGGTCTTCCGTATCAATTTTGCTGTTT